TGAAGACCTGTTGCGCCGGCTGCACCATTAGTTCCGGCTGCACCTGTTGCGCCTGTTGCACCTTGAAGACCTGTTGCACCTGTTAGACCTGTGTCGCCTTTTACTCCAGCGGCTCCGGCTGCACCATTAGTTCCGGCTGCACCATTAGTTCCGGCTGCACCTGTTGCGCCTGTTGCACCTTGAAGACCTGTTGCACCTTGAAGACCTGTTGCACCTTGAAGACCTGTGGCTCCTGTTAGACCTGTGTCGCCTTTTACTCCAGCGGCTCCGGCTGCACCATTAGTTCCGGCTGCACCTGTTAGACCTGTGGCTCCTGTAGCGCCCGTAGCACCTGTAGCACCAGCAGGCACAGCTGCAATCTTAGTGTCAACATAATTTTTATTTGCAAGTGAATTACCACTAACTTTTACATCAGTATAATTCAAAAAATCCGCAGTTAATCCATCAAAAACTGCACCATTCAAGTAAAGCGGAGTCGTCATAATTATATATTATAAATATTATTAATTTTTTTACAAAAAAAATAATTCATAAACTACTACAACTATATTATAAAATCAAAAATAAAACGCATTAATTTATTTATATAAATATAACCTATAATTCTGAAGAAACGACTCTTGCCATTTTTGTATATAGAATTGTAAATGCAAATGCAAATGCAAAGTCAACATAAATGGATTGTACCATTTTTTGAAACATGTTGTAAATCAACATCAAAATAATGAATTTGACAAATACTGTATTTGACCACAAGTTTTCTATTTTTTTTGTTTCGTCGTCTTCGACCGAATCGTCGTCGTCTTCGACTGAAGAATCGTCGTCGTCTTCGACTGAAGAATCGTCGTCTTCGACTGAATTGTCGTCATCTTCTTCTTCTGTTCCTTCTGTTTCTTTTTCCTTTACATTATTTTTCAAATCTTCCTCATTCAAACGCTTCAACCTATTCATAATTTGTTCATACGGCGAAAACATAACATATGTTCCGCTTTTTTGACACCAGTATCCGACATCTTCATTTGTGTCAATGTCATACAAATGAGGATTGCCTTTTTCGTCAGATTTCACGTAAAACGGTCTTCCGTTGATTTCCATTGTTGTTGTATCTTTGGTTTGTTGTTCAGTTGCCATTTTATTCAGGTGAAGCTTTTGTAGACTGCTGTGTTGTTTACTGCGCATATGTGAGGCAACTGTTACATTTTCAATTTTTAAAATAATACAGTTAAATAGAGTTAATCAAAAAAATAAATATAAACACATTATTAAAAATTACAAATAATATGAAATTTCAGATTTCTTTTGAATATTAAAAAAATTGATAATATTGATAATAAAGATAGATTTCATAGCCATTAAAAAATGCAACAGTATCAACAGTATCCCACAATATACGCTCCGACTGAAAGAGCATTACGCCGGTGTAAAAGACAAATCATGTCGGGTGGATTGGTCGCTTTTCCAACAGAAACAGTTTATGGATTGGGCGCCGACGGATTAAATCCAGATGCAGTTAATAAAATATTTGAATGGAAAGGACGACCCAATAATAATCCAATAATTTTACACTTTTCTCAACTGTCTCAACTTTCAAAAATAACAAATTTAACACAATTGGAATTACACGCCATGCTTCTTATTGCAAAAGAGTGCTGGCCTGGACCATTAACGTTGGTATTACGAGCATCGGATATAGTGCCTAAAGAAGTAACCGCCGGTAAAAGCTTTGTCGGTGTTAGAATGCCGAATGATAGTGTAGCTCTTGCACTAATAAATGAGTGCTCGTGCCTAATCGCTGCACCAAGTGCAAATCTATCTGGACATTGCTCACCCTATACGGCTCAACATGTCGCGAATGATTTTCATGATCGTAATTTAACAATTTTAAATGATTCGGAAAATCGATTTTTGCGATGCGGCATAGAATCGTCTGTAATAAAATTAGATGAAAATGTTCCTGGCTCGTTGAAGGTTACAGTTCTCCGCACCGGTTTAGTTGGTGGAAATAGAATAAAACGAATTTTAGATGCACATAATGTTCCATTTCATTTAGAATATTATGTTCGTTTGGGTGGTGACAGTGAAAAAACAGGCATGGATTGTCCAGGTCAACTATTCAGACATTATGCCCCCATGATACCTGCATATATTGAGAATTCTGATGCACGCCATACAATTGATGCAATGCAGTTACATGATTATGTTATAATTGGTGCAAATGGCTCTCTAAAAGAATACAATGATAAGTGCCTTATTTATTATGATTTAGGAGCATCTATTGTTGATGTTGCCAAAAATATATACAGTGTTTTACGACTTGCAGAAAAAGTTTTTGGAGCAAAAGGAATTATAATATCAGTTAAAAAATTAGAAGAATTCGCAGACGAGGACAGCGACTTGGATAAGGCAATTACCGATAAACTGTTGAGGTGTTCTGAAGGTCACATCACACGCATTGGGTAAGCCATCTTTTAATAGTTATTAATAATAATATATAAATATATAAATAATTGTAGATAACAAACATAACAAACAATATTATTGTCAATTGATCTATTCCCATAAATGGTATTATTTTTTTTGATGGATTTAGCATGTAGTTTAATTCTGACCGGTGTATTTAAAGTTGGAAGCTGGGTTGTGTACAAGTCATTCAATGGATTACAATACGTGTATAAACGAGTGCGTCCAGACCAATTGCACAATGAATACACTCTAGACGAATTAAATTCACCACCTTATGTTATAATTACTGAAGAAGAATATGATGCACTAAAAAATAATTGTAAGACATAAAACAAATCAATCAATTTTAGGTATGTAGGAGTTATAAATTAAAAAATAGTTGTTATGTTACTTGGGATTGTTATGATTGTTTGAAATAAAGTCATTAAAATTATAACAACTTGTTTTATCATTAACAATAATATTTACAAATGCCATTATTATACAGTCATTAAAGTTATAGTAACTAATCCAAATATTTTTATTTATATAAATCGCGTCATTTTTATTTAATTTAAATAATTTTTCTTCTATTCCATCATGAAGTTTTATTTCAAACGAACCTTTTAAGCAAATTAATATTTCAGAAGCATTAGTATTTGAATGATTCCCTCTTGATAATTCTGAATTCAGTTCATTCAAGTAAAAAAATTTACTAATGGTAAATGGTATCTCATTTTTTAAACATATATTTTTTAAATCTAAATCAATCAACTCACCTGGTTTTCCGTTTGTTATTATAGGAGTTAAGCTAAATGTTTTATATTTTATAACATTATTTTCCATATTTTTTCTATTATAGTTATTTATTATAATAGAAAAAAATATACTAATTATTATGTATAATTATTGAAGAATTGTTTTATTACACTACAGACAGTATTAATTTCTTCCACTGTTAAGTCAGGATACATTGGTAAAGACAATATATTTTTACTATTTTTCTCTGCATTAATGCATTTATCTTCAAAATAATTTTCATAACACTTTAAATTTGATATACTTATAGGGTAGTGTATTCCAACGCCAATATTATTATTTTCCATATATGTTTTTAACTTATCTCTTTTTTCATTCTTTACAATAATAATAAATAAATGATAAACTGGGAGACAACCATTTTCTATTTTTGGTAATTTTATTTCACATACATTTTCAAGTAATTCAAAATATAATTTTGCATTCATTCTTCTTTTTTCATTATTATCGTCTAAATTGCAAAGTTTTATATCCAATATTGCTGCTTGTATTGTGTCTAGTCTTGAATTTCTTCCAAAGATTTCATGTTTATACTTTTCAATTGATCCATTGTTTCTAATTTGTTGTATTTTATAACAAATATCTTGATTACTAGTACATACAGCACCTCCATCACCAAATGCGCCCAAGTTTTTACCAGGATAAAAACTATGTGTTGCTATTAAACCATATGAACCAAGTTTTTTACCATTGAAACAAGCGCCATGACTTTGTGCACAGTCTTCTATCAATATTAAACCATATTTGTTAACAATTTCCATAAGTTTACCCATATTACAACAACTTCCTGTTAAATGAACGACAATAATAACTTTTGTTTTACTGGTTATTTTTTTTTCAAGTTCATCTAAGTTCATTTGATACGTTTCTTCATCTATGTCTACTAGTTTAAGTTTTATTTTATTATTTGTCACACCAAAGCAAGTTGCCACATAAGTATTCGCTTGAGTTATAATTTCATCATCACTATTCAAATTTAAACAATTTACAGCAATTTCAACGGCGTCTGTACCATTTGCTACACCTACACAATGTTTAACATCCATATATTTTGAAAAGTTATTTTCAAATACTTCTAATTCATTACCCAAAATAAAATTTGTTTTTTCAAAAATTATTTCATTCATTTTTTTTTCAATATCTTTTCTTATGGGAATCAATTCTCTTTTCAAATCTAAAAGAGGTATCGGAATCAATGTTGATTTCATTTTAATTTGAAAAAATTATTACTAATATTGTATAAATATATTTATTATTTTAAATAATAATAAACATAGTTATTTAGTTAGTTTAAATATAAAATAAGCTGTATTATTATATTATTATATGAATAATACGAATATAACATTATCAATACTTGATCAACAAGTATTTTCTTATTTATCAAATGACTGTAATCCCATTCATTTAGATGTTGAGTATTCAAAGAAATCTCCTTATAATAAACCAGTCATATATGGAATATTAATTGTATTGAAATCATTAGAAAATTTGATATATTCCGAAAGAATTAAATTGAAATATATAAATGTCGAATTTATTAAATATATAAATGTTGATGACATTATTAATATAGAATATAATGATGGTTTAATAATAGTATATAAAAATACAAATACCATATGTGTCAAAATAGTATATTCACTAATAGATGATGAACCTAATTTAAAACTAGAAGATTATAATAACAGGTTAAGTATTCCATTAGACAATGCCAAACCATGTGAAAATTATATATATAAATTAAATATTAATTCAGATTACTTAAAAACTCATTTCAAAAATATTTATAAAAATTTTAATTTACTGCAAATTTATCAAATAATTAATTTAAGTACGTTTGTTGGAATGATTACACCAGGATTAAATTCATTATTTAATTCATTTAAAATGAATTGGGATGAAAATAATTGTGAAGATGTGTATACTTTAGATTTCAAATTAAACTATTTTGATAATACTTATAAAACATGTTTTTATAATTTTAATGGTAAGAATACTAGTGGAGTTATTCAAAGTATTTACAGACCAGAAAATGTAAAACAAATCAAATTAAAAGATATATTAATTAAAAATGATCAGTTTGAAAATGAAAAAGTACTAGTAGTTGGTGGTTCACGAGGAATAGGAGAAGTAATTTCAAAAATATTTTATGCAGGTGGTGCGGATGTTACTTTAACTTATTACAACAGTTATAGTGAAGCATTGGTAATCAGTCAAGAGTCTAATAATAATATCAAGATTGTCAAATATAATATATTAGAAGATTTTGATAAAATTAATGATATTATTGACAATATTGAATTTACAAAGATTTTTTACATGGCAACACCTAGCGTGAATGAAACGAACAATTTTGATATTGATATTTTTGATTTATATTATAATTATTATTGTAAAGGATTTAATTTGTTATTTAAAAATATTAATAAAAAAAATTTAAAATATGTATTTTATCCATCGAGTGAATTTCTCAATACTCAAAATAATTTCAAAGAATATTCTATTGCAAAAAAAATAGGAGAAGATATAATTGAATCATTGAAAAGTAATAATAAAAATATAAATTTTGATTGTGTAAGATTGCCAAGGTTATTAACAGATTTGACAAATAGTATAATAAATGATTTTTTGAAAAATCCCTATGATTATTTAATTAAACATTTTAATGTTGAGCAAAAAAAAGATACTGTAACTGATAATAATATTACTATTTTATCAAATCTAAATATAGATTTTATTTTAGAGTATATGAATAATAATAATAATAAATATTTAAATAATAATTATAAATTTCACACACTACAATTTGGTCAACTATATCAAACACTTATTTCATCAACCATTAATTCTATTTATCTGTTTTTTTTATTATCATTAGAAGATATTTTGAATGAAGATATAATATTTTATAATAAAAGTAAATACAAAGATGAATTAGATAGATTTTATGAAATTTTATTAATTTTTTGTAGTAATCATTCAAAATCTCAAATTTATTTTTTCAAACTGAAACAAAAACATATAAGTCCATTTGATGATTCAAATTATAGTATTCAAGCATTATTAGACTATATCAATAATAAAATTACTAATATTTCTAATATTAAGATTATTGAAAATTATTTTAATGATAAAACATTTGACTTGGATTTTTATCTTGAATCAAGAAGTTCATTTTCATTAAACTATTATCAACATTTATCAAATAAAATAACAGCTATTATTTTAAGTAATTTGGGTATGAGTATTAAATGTATAGTAGTAGATTTGGATAATACATTGTGGGGTGGAATATTAACTGACGATGGAGTTGAAAATATAGATATTAGTAATGATTATCCCGGAAATAAGTGGTATTTATTTCAGAAAGTTCTTAAAACTTATCAAGAAAAAGGAATAATTTTGGCAATATGTAGTAAAAATGATAAGGATATAGTTTTGAAAGCATTAGAAATAAATAAAAATTATTTAAAAAAAGAAGATTTTATAGTAATTCAAGCTAACTGGAATCCAAAATCAGAAAATATAAATGAGATATCAAAAATTTTAAATATATCCGTTGAACATATTTTATTTATTGATGATAACCCTATAGAAAGAGAGGAAGTTAGACTAAATTTACCCAAATGTAATGTATTAGAAATTAAACATGTTGATCCTATTCATTATATAAATCAATTGCTAGCATGTCCATTATCTATAAATAATAATATTTTAGAAAGTGATTTACAAAAACATAAACAATATACTATTCAAACTGAGTATGAAAATCAAAAATCAAGTATAGGTAACTTGAATGATTTTTATTTTTCATTGAATACATCTATTACATTTAAATATATTGATGATACAAGTTTTAAAAGAGCATTACAATTGATTTCAAAAACAAATCAATTTAATTTGAATAAATATATTTTTAATGAAGAAGAATTTGGAAATTATTTGAATAAAAATATAGGTATAATATTGGAATATACAGACAAATTTACTAATTTTGACCAAGTTGGAGTAATATTATTAAAAGAAACTAGTAATGAGATTATTATTGATAATATTCTTTTATCTTGTAGAGTATTCAATAGAGATTTTGAAAAGTGTATATTTATATTGATAAAAAAAATATTATATTTTAAGAAAAAAAATATATGTGTTGGTTATTTGAAAAAAACAGATAAAAATAAAAATTTTCATAACATTTATGAAAATAATCAATTTAATGAAAATAATAATAAATATATTTATAATATAAATAATGAAATAGATAATTATCCAGAATGGATAAATTGTAATGATAATAATATATTTGATACACATGTAAAATATAATATATCTGAAAAAAATATTAAGTCTGATGAAAAAAATGAGGTAATAAATAATAATAATAATGTTACTAATAGTGTTACAAATGATGTTACAAATGATGTTACTAATGATGTTACTAATGATGTTACTAATGATGTTACTAATGGTGTTAATAAAGATATCAAAATATTTACATTAGATTCATTATTTTGTAATGATTATCATATAAATTCATTTCATATAATTGAAAATTTTTCATCTATAAAAATGGTAATGTTACTTGGTATACTTAAAAATAAATATCCAAATTTTTCTAACCATTTTACAATAAAAATATTTTATAATAAAAGTAATGAAATAGTCCCTATTGATATCTTTTGTGGAAGAATATTTAACATAATTAATAATAATTGTAGTAGTAGTAATATATTAATTGATAAAATTGATAATAATAGTAATAAAAATTTAGAATACTATAATATTTCAGTAATAAATAATAATACCGAACTTAATAAAGTGAATGAATTTTTAATCGAAGTATATAGTAAAAAATTTGCATTTTTAGATGAGGAAATTTTGAGATGGAATTTGAAAGGATATACAGATACAAAGACTGATATAATAAACATATTACATACTAGAAGTAAACTTTTAAAAAATGATTATAAAGTTTTAGGTGTATTATTTTCATTAGATATATATTTACAAACTATCAATAATTCAAAATTGGAATTTGAGAAATCAAAAGAAATAATGATTTGGAATTATAAAAAAGAATCTAAATCTAGTTCACTTGATCCAATAAATTATTTAATGGATAACAGTAACTCTATATTAGTCTCTAATTTAATAGTTGATACATCAATGGAAGTTTTAAAAAATATAGGTTTTCATGTAATACATGAAATACCTTGTTATGTTATAGCTTTAGAATATTCTTATGAAAATTTAATAATAGACACTGATGCTTCAAAAAATGAAATATATGAATGGATAAAAAAAGTAAAAGAAAATGATTCAATGCCTTTAGAAAATTTAAATTTTGATGATAACCTGTGTAATATATTAGAAGAATTATGGATTGAATTTAGTATTAAATACAATTTATTATCTATCTATAAAAATTCTAATTTTTTTAAGTGGCGATTTATTCAAAGTAAGTATTATGAATATTATATTAATGGAAATACAAATGAAGGATATATAATTTGGCGAAAAGAAGAAACAGTCACTAGAAATATTGGTATACGAATATTAGAAATTTTACCAGGTAAAACAAGTCTAAAAGATGATAATGTTTTTAAAATTTTAATTAGTAAATTTATAAAATATTGTCTTCTAGAAAAATTTGAGGTAGTCGATTTTTTATGTACGTCAACTATTTTGAATGAAATTCTAACTGTTAATAATTTTAAATTAAAAAATAGTAATAATAGTGGAATTACATCTGTACCAATTTTTTATAAATACCGTTCTCATGTCAAAAAAAGAAATATGGGTATTTATTTGAAAGGTGAAAATCTCTTATCTAAACATAATTTATATTTTACTAAGTCATTATCTGATTTTGATAGACCAAATTGTAGAGTTTGTAAAAAACCTTTTTGTGATAAATTAGATGTAGATGATGCATGCGCGTAGCGGAAAGTGTTTTTTCGTGAATTAAACTCAAAATTATTTCTACAATTAAAATTCTGATAAATGTAGAATAATATTATAATATATACATTTACATATATTATAAAATGGTTTATCAACGTAGAAGTTTGTGCAGAGGTGGTAAGTGTCCCTTACCAGCACTTCAATATAACATTAACAATGCAAACACAAGTCTAGTGCCAATTTTTGTAAGAAACACAATTCTTATAAATACGTCCAGCTACCAACATGGCGGACGTTTTCAGTTTGCAAATAAACCCTTGAATGCTTTCGGAAAATGGGCAGGATGTCCTGGTGGTTCGGGACCAGGTTACTCGTCAACCAACCAGTATGTTCCTTACCAAAATTGTAGCGTGGGTCCGGCGGTTGCAGGTCCTCAAACAATTTGTTTTTCAAGATGTTGATAATGTCATATAAATATTTTATATTTAGGAAAATAAATAACACTTGTTCAAAAGAAAATATTAAATTATAATTTTTTCTTTTTATATTATATAACAAACAATTATAACAATGGGTCATAAAAAAGGTGCCGATGGCGCGTATAATATTTCCGGACATTCTTATTCGGTCGTTAGGGGGTCAAGACCTCAAGTAATGCACGGAACTGCCTATAAAACTGTCGGCGGATTAACGAAAAGCAGTCTCATGTACAATAAATATGGCAGGATTGTTTCAAGGCGCAAACATGCCACCGCAAAGCGCGAAAACCGTCTTAAGAAAGCCGGTTGGGTTCCAATTGGTAAAGGAAAATTCGGTTCTGTATTTGTAGGAGATAAATCTAAATCTAGCAAAAAATCTAGCAAAGGGCGCACTCGTCGTGGTTCCCCGCGTAAATCTCGCCGATCTCATTAAATAAAAAAATATCTATATATAAGAATATATAAAGAATACATATATATAGATGTCAACTAGAAAAGGACCATCTAAAAGTGCAACATTGTTCAAGGAAGGAACTGTTAAGAAAGGTAATGATGGAAATAAGTGGATAATTGTAGCAAATAAACTGGGTGTTCGTCGATGGCAAAAGACGAGCTCTAATAGTAATAAAACAACTCAGAAAATCAAATCAAAGTCAAAATCGAAACGTGTATTAAAAATGGAGGCAGACCCAAACGATGGTGATGCTGATGGTGCTGATGCTTGGATGAAATCGGCAGATATTAAAGCACCCACTGAGGGAATGATTAGCAAGGATGGTCGTGTATACATTAAGAATAAATGGGTTGCCGTATCTTCCGACAAAGCAATTTTAAATGGTTTTAGGAAGTTTACTGTCGACTATGCCGCAAAGCATATCAGTAAACCTGTGATTTTATATACACGCGAATATGGATCCAAGTGGCCGGCGCGAAATGCCTGGACCAAGTCGGCAGGAAATGCCGATAATACATACTCCCGGATGAAATTTATTCCTAATGGTGATGCCGGTATTTTTCCAACAAAAAAGAAATTTGTAAACTGGCTTACTACACGTTCGCCATCCATTAAAGAAGGGACTCATTTTTATGTTGATGGGGAAACATTCATTTGTAACAACAAGGCACAGCGCATATCCCGATATGACTGTGACCCTGACGAATTCTTAGCCGATGGTTTACAAGTCGACACTAAAGATAAGCAAACCTTAAGCACCAATCTTATGAATACCGAAGTGTTTGTTAAAGCGTGATAGAGATGGATAAGAGAGATAAATCAAAAATGATAAAAATAAATAAAAGATAAATAAATTATCAAAACATTATTTTTTTGTATAATTATATAGTATACATAACTATACAAAAATACAAAATGGGATATACGAGAGATAAAAAAACAGGTCTTTACAACATTAAAGGAAATACGTACGAGAAAATACGTGGATCAAGAACTCAAGTTTCAAATGGAACTGCTTACATGACCACCGGTGAGCTAACTAAAGATAAGTTATTGTATAGTAAAAATGGTTACATTGTTAGCAAAAAAAAACATTTTACGGCAAAAAAGGAAATGCGTCTTGAAAAATATGGCTATTTTACAAAAAAAGGTAAATTTGGTTCAGTAAAAAGGTCTAGAAGAAACAGAAAAACAAAGAAAGAAATGTTTTAAAGTAATGTTTCAAATTTATTTTATCATTTATTTTTATAACCTATCTAAAAATAATGAATATATTACAAAAAATAGCGACATTTAACAAAACAAATAAAACAGTTATCAATATTTGTGAAAAATATAGTAAAAGTATTTTAGGCGTTGACCATATTGCATTTCGTTCATTATATAAAGGAATGAATAAATTTGATAACACTATATATGAAAAGAAAAATGAAGTATACCATTTTCCTGAATACAATGTCAAAGCCAATGAATATTACAAGTATAATAAATTCACAAGAGAATATCCACTGCGTATATTCAGTTCATATTATGTAGGCGAATGTCATGATGGTTCCATATTGAATTTATTAAAAAATAAGAACATTGATTTTGGAGAAATGTATTCATACCATGATTATTTAAAAATTTACAATTGGAACCAATATGTAGCTTGGACCATGTTACATAAAGACACAATAAATCACATTGCGTTTCAAGTTGATGATTTACAAAAGGTAACAAATTCAATGATTGATGATGGATTTACATTTTCTAAAGTAAATGACCAAATCATAAATACATCTCCAGATGGAAATTTATTGCAATCAAGTCACATCTCTATAAAAAACCTTTATAAATTTACAGATGGATATCACAACGTTCCGTATACATTTTTGGAATTTGTAGAAAGACGAAATGGTAGAGAAGGATTTTCAGAATCAAACGCGAATCAAATTATGCATAGTACTAAAGGGTTTAATAGCTAGGAACGAATGAGAGAGAAGAAAGAAAATAGAAATAATTTAGAAAAAGAAAACAAACAATAATTCATTTTGTTTTTTTTCTTTTATATAATCAATAATATTACATGGTTTTACATTGTAAAAAATATAAATTGAAAAATTAAAATATATTTCAATACTTATCAGGTTACATACAGACAAGGAACACACACGAGAATAAAATGACGACGACGACGACTTATATCCGCATTACAACTTCAAGACAGGCTAACGAGCACATTGGAGACATTTGTTCGTTCATCAGCAAGGGTGTTCGCGAGTATGGTCGCATCGTAAATGTGACGCCAACATCAATTCGCATTGAACGCATGACGCAAACCAGCAACGGCGATTTCATCCCGCACCCCAACCCGAATCACTGTATCACGAAGAATGTCATCACATTTACGCGCAAAATCACAATCGAAATCGCCGCCCCCGTCGCCGCCGTATTCCCTTCGCCGCTGGTACTTTTGGGCGGAATCAAAAGAAGGTATCAAAACGCCCAATCAACTGAACAGTCTGGGTGGTGGTAGCCGCATATGACACCTATACAAAACTATAATAAAATAAAACCAATAAAAATATCATAAAAAACAATAAAAAATAAAAATAAAAACATAAAAACCTTTTTTCCTGAATATGTGTAGAGTTATAATTTTTTCTGTATTTTGTAGCATCCCAATTATTTAAATATATTATTTTCATTATATAATTTTTAATTTCTTATACATCTTTTTCATATCTACCCATCTACCTTGCATACATGAGTCCACAATTTCCACCCACAAATGTGATCATATTGTATCTCTCTTCATAAACTGTCAAATTATAATTGTAATCGTAAATTCTCCATGTCGGCTTATTTACACCAATTGGAACATTGGTTTCCGGGTCACAAATTGTCAAGAAATTTGCGCTTGGATCTAACGGCGGATAAAATGTGGTAAACTCGAGCTCAATTGTTGAAAACTTGCTTGTGTTTATCGCGCCCGATGGTTGAAAATCTCTTGGGTCATTATTAAGGCAAAAATTGTAAACATAAAGTCCATCTGGAGCAGAACCACGACCGCTCGTATATTTTTCGAGGTAGTTGTAAATTCCCGCATCTAGTACACTCTCTCTGTATTTTCCGTCTAATAAAATGCCACAATTCAACAATATTTCTTTTTGATTTTCGACGCTGAATGACTGTGTCATGAAAAGTCCGGTAGGTTCATTCAACGTGGGGTTCCATCCAGGACCATAGCACCCTATAATTGAAGGGTCATCGCATATTGGCGGAGTCCACGTACACGCTGATGTTGAGTTGGGTGCTAAATCTTGTGGAGCAGGAATCAATCCGACCGGTTTATAGTGGTAAGCCCAGTTTGAATAATTGCTCCATTCGTTGCGCAAATAAGCGTCGCTTCTTTGGAAAAAAAACATCCAAGTGCTTACCATTCCGAGTGTGCTTTGCAGCCACACGCGCCGACTTCCAGTGACATTTTCATAATTCCACTCGTAAATAGACTTGATGAGATATTGTTGGGGCATGGACGCAAATTGTTTGGACTCGTCAGCGGAGAGGAAACAGTACGTTGACATGAGGTGAATGTCTGCGTTCCAGTCGCTTCGTGTTGAGTTGCCATAATTAAGTTCAACATTTGGAGGAGGTTGAATAAATCGATAAAACTGTTGCAAATTGTCGTTGAAATTTGGTTGAATGTAATTTGGTGTCGTGTATTCCGGGAAATAAGATGGCAGCGTATTATCTCCCGTGTTTACGTTGGAAACGTCACGAATTACAAAAAGTTCCTTCACAGGACGAAACGTGATGTCGATTTGAAGCGTATTGTACTGCAATGCAACCAACGGGAATGCCATTTTGCTGCTCATTGTAAACCAAGCATTAATGGGAATGTAAAGTTTTCTAAATCGTATAGACGGTTCAATTCCTGCCGGGTTATTTGTGTAATTGTAAAATGCATTTGGGTATCTTCCATTGTTAGTTGACGAGTATGCAGGGTTATTCAATTCCGATATATTTCCAGTCATTCTATTGTAGAGTTCGCGCTCTGTTCCGTTGAAATTGCGCTGAACGAGTGCGAGCAAATAACCACCCGTAATTTTTTGAAGCGTTTGTCCTCCAACTGATATTGTAATGTCTTTAATCATTTGAGTCCCTACATTGTCAATCCATTTGAATTCATACGGCGTCCATGATTGACCGCAATTTGCCGGAGGTAAAACGGGACTCCAAATATTTGGCAGCGTTACAACAATGTATGTGTCCATCAATAATTCTGCATATCGTGGGATGTAAAATGTAAATTTAGAATCTTCGCTCATTCTCAAATTTCTTTGACCATCGAAATCAATTCTAAATTTTTGTAAACCAAAATTTGTGTATTTTGCATATGTTGTTTTAAAAAATGTTTTTTTAGGATTTGAATTTAGTATGACATTTTGATTTCCATACGCGACTAAATTTAATAAACCTCCTGTCATAAGTGGTGTATTATGTTTTGATTATACTTTGGTACTAATATAAACTATATATATAAGAATATTGATTCTAAATAATAAATCAAATTATATATAAAATCTTTTATTTTTTAATTAAAAGATTTTATATATAAATTGATTTCAATAAATTATTTTATATCAAGAATTATCATTTTGTTAATTTAGTTTATAACATTACAACAAGTAATTAATTATTGTATTATTATATATACAAAATATAAGATTTAGAATATTTACAACACAGGATGGAAAACATTGACCAAATAAAAAATGAGGTACAGGACAAGTTCATGTATTATAAAAATATGGTTTCACAAGTTCCGAATACCATGTTGATACACATAATCGGGTGCACATTGATAATTTTTATAATGGCGTGCATGGCATATTATATTTATTATAAATACACACTACTTCCAAAAAGCTGCGCACGTTTGAATAAAAAAAAAGGAGCACTATTAAATTCAAATTGGATAACAAGCGCTTCATCAGACCCGTCATCCCAATTTTTATTAAGAGACTACTATGTTAAAACTGCTTACAATTGTTGCTCAACCGGCAATTTTTCAAATGATTATGTAAGCACTTGTGCTCTTAAAAACGCGATAAAAATGGGATGCAGGTGTTTAGATTTCGAAGTGTACGGATACAAGGGTCAGCCAATCGTTTCCACGTCTTTGAGCGACGACAAGTGCATTAAAGAAACGTACAACTCTGTGCCATTTGACGAAGCTATGATTGCGGTTGCAACAACCGCATTTAGCACAAATTCAACCGTGTGTCCGAACCCCGATGACCCCCTTTTCTTGCTTTTCAGAATAAAAACAAATGATGTCAATGTGTTGAACAGCATGGCTGATTCGATAAATTCAAATTTGAAAGATATGTTAATGCCGAATTATAATCACGAATTTGGCGGGAAAAATATTTGCGCTGAACCGATTATTAATTTCAAAGGGAAAGTGATAGTTGTTGTAGAAGCCATTCCGCTGCTTTATCAACCGGGTGCTGAAAAAATGTATGAGATTACGAACCTTACAAGTAATGTTTTTTTAAGAATATTAAAAGTTTTTGACGTGCTGAACAGTCCAGACATTACAGAATTGACAACATTCAACAAGCAGTATATGACGATAGTGGTACCAGACTTTTCAATGTCGGTAAATAATTATGACCCTATGCCGCCTTCTTTGGCTGGTTGTCAGGCAATGGCAATGTCGTTTCAGATACCGCGCGATGGTAACTTGGCTATATACAATGACTGGTTTGAAGCTGGTCCGTCAAAAAGTGCATTCTTATTGAAATCCGATGGATTGAGGTTTACGCCTCAAACAATTCCGGTGCCGACACCACAAAACCCTGCGCTTTCATTTGCGAGTCGCCCGCTTAAATCCGACATGTATAGTTTTTCCATTTAATTGAGTGGGAAATGGCGCCTCTCTGACCCCCTCCTTCATTGCATCATTACTGGGCGCTGGGCGCATTGCCTTCCCCTACTTTCTTTTTATTATTAAATTGAAATGATTTAGTAACAAATGTTTATATCATATATCATCATAATGGAAGAAGTCTGGAAAAATATATCATATTCGTCTAGGTATGAAGTGTCTAATTTAAGCAACATCCGACACATTGAAAAGAAAAAAAACATTACAGTCAACTATGAGAGATTAAAAAAAACAAATTCAAGAGCAAGGATTTATCTTCCAACAAAGGATAATAAAAAAAAAAATTATTATTTACATCGCATAGTTGCTCAACATTTTATTGAAAATACAAATGATTTACCGGAGGTGAACCATAAAAATGGTGATTTTTATGATAACCGCGCATGTAATCTCGAATGGATATCAAAAATAGATAACATGCGACATGCTGTCGATAATAATTTAATTTTAAACAAGTTTAAACGTCGTATAAGAGTGTTCAATAAAATATCAAATCAAGAACAATTTTTTGATAGTATAACAGAATGTGCAAAATTTTTGAATTGTGGTCCAGGAACCATATCAAAAATATGTAATAATAAAAAAATAAAAGGTAGTCGTTCATTAAAATCTGTTCTTCAATGTGATTTAAAAGGAAATATATTGAATAAATTCAATTCATATCACGACGCAGCGGAACAATTAAAAATATCTAAATCAGCAATTTATTCATGTTGTAGTTATCATAAACATAATGATAATAATAGACCGAAATGTTATAAGGTAAAGTGTTTAAAAGATTTTATTTTTAAATTCGATGAGGATCAAGGTAAATTTCAAGATTTGGAAATATCATATGCAGATATTCAACAAAATGATTACAATTATAAAGAAAATGAAATTGAAAATATTCTATGGAAACCTTATCCCGAACTAGATAAGTATTTAGTTTCAAATACTGGCGAAGTAAAACATGAACGCACGAATCGTATTTTGAAAGGTTCAAAAGTATCTGGGTATAGATTTGTTAATATTCATCGTGATGATGGAACTAGAAAAAATTGTTTAATTCATAGATTGGTCGCTCAAACATTTTTAGAAAATCCAGAAAAAAAACCAGTAGTCAACCATAAAGATACAAATATACTGAATAACCATGTTAGCAATTTAGAATGGGTAACATACAAAGAAAATATGAATACAAAAGAAACTATTAACAATTTAAAAAAAGGAAAAAACAGTAAAAATATATTGCAAATAAACATTGAAACTGGAGATATTGTTTGTAAATTTTATGGCGCAACTGAAGGAAGTCAAATATTAAATATTAATCCAGGATTAATTTTGTCAATATGTAAATATTATCATGTAAATAAAAAATGTGGTGTTGGTAAAAGTATGTATAATAATAAAACATATAAAAAAACACACATTTTTATATTTGAAGAAGATGAAGAGAAACTACCAGAGATTTTAAATATTGCAAAAATTGATAATGGTCATGGTCATAGTGGACCGAAGAGGCGCATAGTTACTGTTCAAATAGATAAGACAACTAATCAAATAATAAATACATTCGAATCTGGTTATGATGCAAGTAAAAAATTAAAGTTTAAGTATTCTGGAATTAATCAATGTTGTAATTATTACAAATATAATGATGAGGATAGACCGAAATGTTATAAACTGAAAACATATAATGGATTTATTTTTAAACAAATAGTTGAATAATTTAATAATTTAATAATAAAAAATAGAAAATGATTTCGTTTCTTGTTTTATTTTTTTATAATAAATTTAATTTATTATAATATATGATGTAATATATAACATATATAGTATAACAATTATGAACAGAGTCAGAGAAGCCAACGCCTCCTGGTACAAATCTCTAAAGAAGTCACCACTTACCCCTCCTAGCTGGGTATTCCCGATAGTATGGACGACATTATACGCACTTATTATATTGGCTGTTATCGTTTTTTTTAAAAATGGTGGCACTGTGCGTTCTAGAGGTTTTCTCTATTATTGCGCAGCGTGGGCATTGAATATCGCGTGGTCACCTCTTTTCTTCACATATGCGCGCCCCGATTTAAGTTTCGTCGTTGTTGTAGGAATGCTCGCATTCATTGCCTTGAATATCTGGGCATTTTATCCAGTCTCTCCACTTGCGAGTTATTTACTTGTCCCATATCTTTTGTGGGTTTCGCTTGCGACGTACCTAAACGGGTATATTGTATTTATGAATCCGATGATGGCACGCAAAATGTAAGAAAGGTAAAAAGGTTATTGTTATGATTATTCAAAACTCACGACAATTTCCACCTTTTCCTTTTTGATACTTTTTGTGGCAGATATTGACAACTCTTCACGTTTTTTTCGAGTTTTGGTTTTGTCTGTTTTTGAATTTGATTCGTTTGTTGTTGTTGTCGTCTCCGACTGAATGTCGAAAATGTCGCACTCTTCAGATGCAGTTGATGTTGAAGACAATGATGACTGCAAATGTTTAGATGTGCTATTCCTTGAATTCATGTCGTTTTCAATCGTTTGATAATTTTCTTCAATGTAATGAACAACATCATTTTCAATTGCCCATTTAAAAAAATTCAACTGTCCTATTGTTGTTTGTATAAATGTTCCATCTTTATATGGAATTGTAATTCTATCCCAACGACAAAAAGGATCAAATCGCTTTTTAGAGTACGCTTTCAGTTTCAACTTGTAATCCACATAGACTTTGAATCTTCTCGACGTATTTTTAATAGTATAAACAGTATAAAACTTCTTTGCATAGTTTGTTGCAAACCAGTCAATAATTCGAAGTGAAATGTTTGAATGACCATTAATTATTTTAAGCATGGTGTCCAAATTATTTCCCTGATCGTAAAATTTCAATAAATTTTTAAGAAGCAAATTATTTTGTGTGGTATATATGCCGTTTCCACCGTTGCTGCCATTATTTTCAACAACACCTGCAGCAGCAGCAAACGTTGTCGCTGTCGCTGTTGCAGTTTCACAAATGCTCATACATGCACTCATTTTTTATAATTCGTAATAGATGTGTATATTTATTAGTTAATTTGATTACTTGTTTACTACTTAATTTTATGCGTTTGGTTTATATCCTTTTTTCCAATTTAAATAATTTAATTTAATTTAATTTGAAAAAAATAAATAATAGTAATTCATTTTGAGAGAATATTATTATAACAACCACCCCCACCATGAAATCCACATCTCAAACCACTCTTCATTATTATCATTACTTTTCTTTTCAGCTATTGCAATTCCGTTTCCTTCATGACGCATTTTATATCTAGTTTTTAATATTTGTATTGTATAATATAATATAATATAATTCAATTTTCAATGTTGAAAAAAGCTTTTGCAACGCTGGGATTTCAAAATCAGGAATTTGAAGAATTTAAAAGGTGTATTAGCAAAGTTCCAATTTTAGCACAATGTGTAAACACCGAAAAGGATAGAGTAAAAAGAGTAATCTCTAGACCCGCTGCCGCATCCGCCGCATACACGCCTCTTTTGTCTGGTCAAGATGAAGGTTCGTGTTCACAGGAAAATTTACATAGAGAGATTACAAAATTAAATTTAGAAGGGGACCTGCCAACCCGAGAATTAATAACTTGTTACCGAAACCTCCGTGATAATCCTGAATTTAATCGGCAAATAGAAGAATCTCGACATAAAGATGTTTACAAAAAGATTTGTTTACTACTTGATGAGCCGGCTCAGAAGGCTCAAGAGAGACAGCAGCTTTATCAGCGTTTAGACCCGGATTACGTAAAACAACTAAAGGAGCAAGAGGCGGCTTGGCAGCAGATTCAGCGGCAGTTTAATGAGGAGGAGAAAGAACTTGAGAAATCTTTAGAGGAAACAATCAAGCGCGTTGGCAAAGACCACCCCGACACGCTCGAATCGCTCAAAAAACTTGCCGACTTTGTATATACAAACCAAGATTACAACCGCGCGTTGCCTCTGTATGAGGATTGCCTGTCCAAGAGCAAGCGCGTTCTCGGAGACGACCATCCCGACACGTTAAAATCGCTCAAAAAACTTGCCGATTTTTTATGCAGAAAGGGCGAATTCAAACGCGCTGAGCCGCTGTATAAGGAGATAGTTGCCAGGAATAAGCGCATTCTCGGAGACGACCATCCCGACACGCTTCATTCGCTCAGTGATCTTGCCGTTATTAAAAGGGGAGATACTATCGGAAGCAGATACGGAGGAAGAAGTAAAAGTAAGAGAAATCATAAAAATAAGTCTTTTCGGTCAACACGTCGTCGTCGTTATTCACGCGCACGCGGTGGGAAGAAAATCGCCGCATCGTCATCAAAGACAATAAAACGAAGACGAAAAAACGCGCGCTAAAAAAGTATTATCTATATTTGTTTGGTTGGGCAAATGAATTAGTATTCATATCCTATCCCACTTTTTTGAATTTCAATTGTTTTCCGTATTTAAAACGACCGCTATCCATTGTGCCTCTTTTCAAGTTGCATTCTAGACAACAAATAACAACATTGTCAGCATTGTGTCCGGCATCATTTTCAATTCTATCCAGCGTCCATTGGCGTTTAGAAAGAACATTTTCATAAATAAGTTCGCACTCGCACTTGCAGTAGAAACATTTCAACTTGGAACATAATAGTTTTTCTATTAGTTCTTCGAGAGAAATAAATGTATTTTTAGAATAAATATCTTTATCGATATCTTGTCTTTTATATCCGGATATTTTTTTAGTTATTTCTTTTATATACATCTCACGATTATCAATAACATCGTTATCCAAATTCATGTACAATTTTGATATAATATTAAATTGGTGCGAGTATGTAAAATAATGGTCAGGTAATTTCCATTTTTCACATGCGGCGCGTTTCCTGCAAATCTCATCAATATTCACACTGTTAATATCGTTAGTATCATTATGATGATTCTCATCACTAGTTTCACTTACTGCCCCCTTTATTGTTGTTGTTGTTGTCGATGACAATCCAACTATATTTTTTCTACCACTGATATTTATATTTTTTTTCGATTCCATTCTATTCTGCGTAAAATAAATTACCTATTATAATAACAAATAAATATTATTATATTTAGTAGAAATCAATAAATAAAAACTAATAAATAAAAACTAATAAATAAAAACCAATAAATAAAAACCAATAAATAAAAACCAATAAATAAAAATATTATATTTTCATAAGTATATATAACTTATACCACTAATTAAATGAATTTGTTCAATTCGCTTTTTGGTCCTCTGACTCGTGAATATTGTTTTTATTACTACGGATTTTCCATATTATTTTATACTGTATTTGTTTTTGTGACACTCTTTTCATTGTATAGTCTTTTAACCAAGAAGTTTAGCTTTAATTTATTGTTGGGTTTGTTTATGGGCTGCTTTACTTATTTCTTGGCTTATTTTGTGTCGCGTCTTTCTTATTCCATGTGCGTTGGCAGTTTAGCACCTTCTTCATCTCCATTGCATTTTTTTGATTAAGGGTATACATTTTTCTTATTGTGTTTGTCTTTAATTCAAAATTGATTCTAAAATAGTATTTATAAAATAGATTTAAACTCTATTTCATAAATATATTAAGGTGAATAAATCAATTCAAAATGATGACTTCTGAAAAATGTGCAGATGTTGTTGCCAACGTCGCTGAATCCAACTCCAATGATGATGACAGCAGTGCGAATGTAGACGTTGTTATTGACGTTGACAAGGAATGCGATTGTGTAGAATTAAGAAACATTAAATATAAATCCATGTTATTGAAAAAAACAAGTCCAAAACAAGTCACAAAACATAATTCGAATATTGACGATTTTTTAGAAAAGGAACGAACGCAGAATAAAGAAGACCAGTGGGTAAAATTGGATAAATCAATGAAGATGAAAAAAATGAGCGCATTCGTAGAAACGTATGCAACCGAAAACAACTTGTGCATGAAAGATAAAACTGCTCTTTATGATTTTTTAACTTCAAGCATTGACCAAAAGAAATTAACTAAAACAAAAGAAGTAATTTATGACAAGCTGACAGGAACAATAAAATCGATTCCGTGTCTTGTACACTGTCCTGCATCTATAAAAAAATTCACTCTTAAACGATGCGAAAAACGACAGTCCACGTTGAAGTCTCTTGCTCCCAAAAACAAAGTAAAATCGGCATTGAGGGAACACGCCGTCCCTTTTGACCCCTTGCTCATATAGGTAGGCAGAGGTCAAGGGTGCAGTGCGTATCATTTTGGTTCCACCGACATGCTACGCACAAGCTCAATTATACTTTTCTTTATAAATGCAATGTCTTCTGACATTTGTATCATTAGATTGTTATTATTGTTTTGATTATTGTTTTGATTATTGTTTTGATTATTGTTTTGATTATTGTTTTGATTATTGTTTTGATTATTGTTTTGATTATTGTTTTGATTATTTGTTGTTGTATTTATTTTTTTGAATTTATTAAATAAAGTGTTTATTTCCAATGTTGTATTTGCACTAGGAGGAACTGCAGCAGCAGGTTCGTGTTCATGTTCATCTACATGTTCGTGTTCAATTGGAATATGATTGAAACTGACTTTTTTTTTTCTGTCGGCATCATTGTTTGTACTGTTTTGATTGTTTGATGCTGTCACTGAATTTGAATTGGGATTTATCCATTTTTCTGCAATATCTTTGTCTTCTTTGCCTTTTGTAATATGTTCAAGTTCGCGTTCTCGTGATGCCAACGTTTCTGCCAGTAACCGTTCCATGTCATCTCCAATTGGTTTATCATAATTATCATCCGAAAATTTGATCTCATCGGGTTTTCTTAATTTTATAATGGATGACATTTCTTCTTCTTTTTTTTTCAGTTCCATGTTGAATGCAGACTGTCGTTCTTTTTGAATATCTTCTGCACGGTATATTGTTTCCAGTTGAGGAATTTGTTGTTGTTTTTTTTGGTCTATTGGGTTTGGGTTTGGATTTGTATTCATAGTCTCGTTGATAACTGACGTGTTGATAACTAACGCATTTAATTTATTACAAATTACATATACAGCTTCTTTATTCATGACATTTAAATCAACGGGTTGATTCATCTTTTGGAACATTTCATTCATTTCGTTCATAGTCGTTTCAAACATGACTTGAACCTTTTTCAATGCTGCGTCGGGAACGCCATTGAATTTGCCACCACTATGCAAAACGCTCCACAACAATCCTTTATTTTCATTGCTTGTAAATGCAGATAGTTGAGAATTATTAGAATTAATATTCATTACTTGTAGTGTGATATTATTTACAATATTTTATTTTTATTTATAATAAATATTGTAAATACTCTTTATTATTATAATTTATTTATTATTTTATTAATGTAGTTATTTTAAGAACAAAATATTGAAGCAAGTATTCGGCTTTGCAGTCTTGTATGTGAACAACATTTTCAATAAAATTTAAAAAAATGGGAGTAATATATTGCGGATGATGACGTATAATGTAGTTCAAGTAATTTTTTATTATATTTCTACGCTCAATATTATAATATAAACTTATTTCGTTTAATTTATCAATAATTATAGATGATTTTACGCGCGATTTAAACAATTTGGTAATGTTTTCCCATACTGCATTTGTAATTACGTTACAGTTGTGAATAAGATGTTGATTTGCCTGCATATAATTTATCATGCTTCGAATATCGGAATTAAAATGGCGCTGAATGGATACAAGAATATCTTCATCAACATTCAAATTTTCGGCGATATTAATCTTTTTCAAAAAACAAAGAATTTTAGATTCGGGCAGTTGGTTGAATCGCATTCGCACAAATTCGGTTTGCAGTGCTTCATCTATCCTGCTAATATAATTGCAAATTAAACAAAATCGAACATTTACAATGTTATTATAATTATTCAATAAATAACGAAGCGCTGTTTGCGCATTTTTTGTCATGTAATCTACTTCATCCAAAATGACAAATTTCATTCCTTCTCCAAACATTGACCTTGACGTTACAAAACCATTTATTTGATTTCGAATAATATCGATTCCTCTTTCATCAGATGCATTTAGATGAATCATTAGCCCCTTATTTTTTTGATTATACTTTTCTTGATATGCATTTACAAGATTTATAATGGTGGTTGTTTTTCCGGTACCCGGAGGACCGTACAATAATAAATTTGGGAAGTAATTGTTTTCAATAATTGATAAAAGTATTTTTTTATTAATGTCGTCCAATACAATATCATCAAAACGCGCAGGTCTATATTTCTCAACCCACGGAGTTGAACTATACACGTCATTTATATTTCCTTTTATGTCAGCACAACTCATAATATAATATAAATAATTATTTTTTGTTAAATCTTTTATTGAATTATAATATTAATTATATTCATTTTTAATGTTTATTATGTTTTTACGTTTTAATTGTTATAAATAAATTGAATTTATATATCATAGATATGAAAGATATAGCAACAACAACGCCGCCCATTTTTCCAATGACTACCGTAGCAGCAGCAACAGCAACAAAAGAAAGAGAAAAAACAGGATATTTAGAAATTATACTTGGACCAATGTGGTCCGGAAAAACATCAGCTCTCTTGAAGATTTACAGGCAATATTCATTTTGCAAGTCACGAGTTTGTGTAATCAATTATAAAGCAGATGACAGGTATTCCGAAACGATGCTCTCAACGCACGATAAAGAAATGATTCCGTGCGTAATGGGGTTTTCAATGGAAGAAATTATGAAAACGCACAGGAGCGAGATTGAAAATAGTGACGTAATACTCATAAACGAGGGACAGTTTTTCAGTGACATTGTACCTTTCACAATCAATATGGTGGAAGAAGAAGGAAAAAAAGTATACATCTGCGGATTAGATGGAGACTTTCAACGTAATAAAATAGGAAACCTCCTTGACTTGATTCCCATGTGCGACAAGATGTCCAAATTACATTCTCTGTGCAGCATGTGCAAAAATGGAACGCTTGCGCCATTCACATTCAGAAGCACGTGTGAGACAGAACAGGTTCTAATAGGCAATGACATTTACATGCCCCTGTGTAGAAGTTGTTACAATATTAAAACTAGATGTAAAATGGAGGGACGCGAATAATAACGGGGACACAAGAACGCGGAGAATTGTTAATATTGCATAATAGAACCGTCTAGATTTGTCAAAAATGTTGTAACCTTTAATGAAGGATATTTTTTATTCATTGCAATTTTGAATTTATTCAAATTTACCTTGTGTAATTCATATTCTTCTTGCATTGACATTGACGGGTTATCATATAAAATTCTATATGCTCCACAATCCATGTGGTCCAATACAACTACTTCATCAATTTGATGCAAATCGATGGCTAGTTCAACGTGTTTATCAAAAGTTTCACTCCATGCTGGAAAGGAATCTTGGTTGTAACCCAAACTGGCGCCCGCCAAGCTAAATTTATTATAGTTGTCACGAAATCCTGATGCATTGAAAAAATATACCTTGTCGTTTACAAATCTAAAATCCATACATGATAAAACGATGGCTTTCGCTGTATACTCTGATAACCTGTCTCGAATGGGGGAACGGTTGGCATAAATATAAATAAAAAATATGAAAATAATGAAAATGATCGAATAAATAATAATTTTATTTTTATTCATTTGTATTTTAATTCTCTATACTATAAATGAATAAAAAATATAAATGAATAAAAAATATAAATGAATAAAAAATATAAATGAATAAAAATAAATTTATATAATGAGATAAATTCGGCTAAATTGGAAACTCAACATTAATTGCGTCTATTGTGTCGTCTTTGTCGTCGTACCTTGTGAGTTGCTGTTTTTACATTCTTTTTATTTTTATTTGGTGTTGAATGCGTTGAATGCATCCGCAACCGTTTTGAACGTGTAAAACGTCTAGACGATGCTCTAGGTGACATTTTGGGAGTTCTCGGACTGTTGGAACTAGCTCTTGGACTTGGACTAGCGGTTACCGGAGTATTTTTGCGCTTTGAATAAGATGGCGAATACTTATTAATGCTTTCTATTTTTTCTTTAAAAATTTCTGCTGCTTTTCCTTTTAATGCTTTATTTTTTTTATGTTTTTCAATCGGATTATAATTTAAAAACCATTCGTCGTATTCCCGTGTCCCTTTTTTATTCTTCAACTTTTCAAACATGTGCGATTTTACATCTTTAATATCTTTTAGAGTAACCTGCTTGCCAATACACGGCTTGGAAAATCTTTTAAATATGCCTTCATTTTTTGTTAATTTGTCATACTGTAAATCATATATATATTGACTCATACAAAGTAGACGGTCTCTGTCATAGTAAGGTCTATTAATATAAAGAAATAGCAAATAAAAACTGAGAATTGTATCTGTTGTTGCGATGTGAACATCTTTTCCGTTTATTTTGACTATATTATAATTATGACACGCACCGGGAGACGGCTCATATACAAACGCAACGGTTCTGCCATCAACTATGATTTCATAATGAGAAGATACGTGTTCTCCGAATTCTTCGCGCTTTTCTACAATGACGCTTTTAAAATCGCCCGTCTTATCCAGAACCTTTTTTATTTTACTGGCAGATTTTTCTGCATGTTCGGACAATAAATCAAATGACGGCATGCTTGAATATAAAATAGGTCGGTCTGCTTTTTTTAAATTCTCTGAAAATAACGAACACGCATACCCTCCAAAAAATACGAGTTTTTCAGAAATTGCTTCATCACGTATCAAATCAAATATTTCTATTTCTTTTTTATTGGGAGATAATGAATGATCTTTTGCATTTTTTAAACAGTTTTCACCTTTCAGCGGATAATTTTTATTGAAACGCATTAAACGACTGTAAACTTTCTCCCATCGTGACACATCGCCGTCTGGACGAGAGAGTTCTAAATACATGGACATTCTTAAAAAGTTAACAGGTGCATACAATATTCCATTTTTTTCAATTGTTTCGCGCATTAAACTTTTAAATAATTCCGGTTCTATAAATGTTATGTCTGCAACACCAATAAAATTCACAAATACTTTGTATGTTCCGGTGTGCATACCTGATTTTGCCTCAACATCACTAAATCCTTTACTGTAAAAAATATCGGCAAGTTCTTTTGCATCGTCTAATGAATTTGGAGAGAAGAAATCATAATCAGGAATCTCTCGAGTCATATCATAAAATTGGTCTTTTTTTGGAAGAATGTTGTTTATCGCAGTTCCTCCATAACAAATTAGTTTTTTCTTTACTAAAAATTGTTCGACAATTGAAACGATTTCCTTTATTGTTGGATTACTTACTAATTTTTCACCTTGTTTGGCTTCTATTTCTTTCTGCGATTTCTTCAAAATTTCTAGAGCGCGCTTTTCTTTGCTTTCACTCATTCGGAGATATTATATACTATTATATAATATATAAAAATAATTAAATAATTAAAATGATTCATTTATTTAATTAATTGAATCATTGAACAAATATAAATTCAACGTAATATATTTCTCATATTTTATTTTATAAATGGGTCGATTAGTTTAGGGAGTAAATAAGTATTTAACTATTATTATTTTATCATTATATATTAATAATAATATTAATAATAATAATAATTCATTATAAATTAAATGAAATCATTTTTAAATGGAACTACTCCAATTAGCACATTATTTTCATCAAATAAAGAAGCATTTAGTTTTTCGTCTCCATTCTCTTCCAGTGACGCATCGGGAAACACTGCAACTGACGCATCAGGAAATGACTCGTCCATGTTCGGAAATATGTTTTCCAGTGACGCATCGGGAAATGACGGAGTATTTGGTACTATGAACAACATGTTTTCTTCTTCTTCTACAGATGCACCTACAGATGCATCAGAAAACCCCACAACAACAGAAAATACAAATCCATCTATTTCTACATACGCCGACTTTTTTAAAAGTTTATTTGTTTTATTTATAAAAATTTGCATTGTTGTATATTTGGGTGCATCATTTTTGTGTTTAATACGAATGAATAGAACAGACTTGACAAATTATATGCCTTCTGACATTAACCGTTATCCTTATTGTACTCCAGATGGAACCCAAGAATTTGGTGTAAAAGAAGACCCAATATATTCTTATGGATTTCCATACAATTTATATTGTGACTCGAATGATGATGAAAAATGTTCTAAAACGTGCCGAGTTATAAAAAATGAGCTGCGAGACCCCGATGCATTTGTTGAATACACGCCGTTTGCTTTTTGGCTCTCGCTTTCTATGAAAAATACGTACGCAACATTTCGAGCATTCATTAAAATGATTTGCATAAAAATGGGTAACTTGACATCACAAAATCAATATGATACATATGGAATTCTTGAAAATATCATCATGCTTCTTGGAGCATTATTAGTGTATGTTCTCGTATTATATGGCGGGTTTATTGGAGTTTTTATGACGTATGCATTTCAGTTTTATAACAGCGGATTTTTAATGAGCGGGTTGCTTTGGACTCTTGGACTGTTTTTCATATCATGGATACCACCGTTGTTCAATTTTTTTGGGTTTATTCTGCAAGTGTTGGTCATGTTTTTGTGGATTCCATTTACCCAAGTTACAAAACACGAAGCGCCAAAAGAAAACACCAAGGTTGTTTTTGAGATATTTAAAAGTAAAAAAAAACTACTCATTCTATTATTCAGCATTGGAATGGTAATGAATGCATTTAGTTACTTGACTGCCTTTGAACCATACTATGTATTAATTGCCGTTTCCATTTTTTTATTTAATATGTTTGTATTCAACTCATCTAAAGAAACACCGCCCAGTTAATATATTAATCAATAATAAATAAATCAATCAATGACTTCTTCAACAACAACAACAACAATACCGTTTGTAAGCGTATGCACGCCAACTTTTAATAGAAGACCATTTTTCCAAACGATAATTAAATGTTTTGACAGCCAAACCTATCCCAAAGACAGAATGGAATGGGTTATCGTGGATGATGGCACCGACAAAATCGAAGACATTGTAAAGGGACACCCGCTCGTCAAATATTTCAAATACGATGAAAAAATGCCTCTCGGGAAAAAACGCAACATTATGCACAAAAAGGCGCGCGGTTCAATCATCGTCTACATGGATGATGATGATTATTACCCGCCGGAACGCGTATCTCATGCAGTGGAAATGCTTCTAAAAAATCCGGAAGCATTGTGCGCAGGCAGCAGCGAAATGTACATTTATTTCAAAGACACAGACCAAATGATACAATTCGGACCCTACAGTCCAAATCATGCCACCGCCGGAACATTCGCTTTTCGAAAAGAATTATTACTTGAACATAGATACAATAATGATGCATGTTTGGCAGAAGAGCGCGAATTTTTAAAGGGATACACGGTTCCATTTGTTCAGCTTGACCCGATGAAAGCAATTCTGGTTTTTTCACACCGACACAATACGTTTGACAAGCGCACTTTGCTGAGCGATCCTTTTAGTCACGTTATGCGGTTGTCTGATAAAAGGGTCGCCGATTTTATAAAAGATGCAGATGTTGCCGATTTTTTTATGAATCTTGAAACAGTGCTTGTGGAATATCCACCAGGAGAACCTGAAATGAAACCTGATGTTTTGAGAGAAACCAAAATATTATTGAAAAAGAAGGAGGAATTAAAAAATAATCATAAACATAAACAACAAGAACAACAAGAAATAAAAAAGAAACAATATGATAAAATTGCAGAAACGAATCCTGAAATTTTTCAACGCATTCAATCGCAACAAGAACAAATTTATGCCTTGCAAGATGATAATCGCTTGCTTCAAACTCAATTTAACAAGTTAAAAGAAGTGTATTCAAAGACAATTCGAGAGAATATGGAATTAAAAAAGAAATAAACATGCAGAATTTTGCATTTTTCTTAATTATTATATGTTTTATAATCGCTGAGAACCATTTCACGAAGTGTTTCAGCAGTGGAATACTTTGGAAACCAACCCAATTCATTGTATGCTTTCTCGCTATTCCCCAATAGAAGTTCAACTTCGGCTGGTCTGAAATATTTTGGATGAATACACACCACCACTTTTCCATCAATGCTGCCCACTTCGTCTAATCCCTCGCCACACCACTCTACCTTTTTTCCAAACACATCAAATGACATTTGAATGATTTCACGAATGCTGAATGTGCTGCCTGTACTTAGTACATAATCAACCGGATTTTCCTTTTGTAGCATTAGCCACATTCCATACACATAGTCTTTGGCGTGTCCCAAGTCGCGTTTGCTGTTCAAGTTACCTAAAGACACGTGTTCCTGCTTACCTGCAATAATGGCTGCAACTGCAAGCGTAATCTTACGACACACAAACGTTTCTCCGCGTCGCGAACTCGTGTGGTTAAAAAGAATACCGTTGCAAGCATACATTCCATAACTTTCACGATAGTTTTTAACAATCCAATAACCATATAACTTGGCTACCGCATATGGACTTTGTGGATTGAATGGAGTCGTTTCGCATTGAGGCGTTTCTAAAACTTTGCCAAATAATTCACTGGTTGATGCTTGGTAAAACCGGATTTTATCTTTAAGACCCGTTTTAAGAATCGTTTCTAATAAGCGCAATGTTCCCAGTGCGTCGACTTGTCCGGTGTATTCTGGAACTTCAAAACTTACCTTTACGTGACTTTGAGCTGCGAGGTTATATACTTCTAGTCTTTCAAAATCGCGACCTTGTTCAGTAATAATCGTATTGAATACGTTTTGTAAACTGGTCTGGTCTGTCATATCTCCATAAATTAGTTTTACTTTTGAAAAAAGATGGTCGATTCTTTCAGTGTGAATACTACTGTGACGACGTATAATGCCGTACACAATATAGTTTTTTTCAATCAAAAGTTCAGCCAAGTAACTACCGTCTTGTCCTGTTATACCAGTAATTAAAGCGATAAATGTCATTCTATTTTATTTTATCTAATCTTATCCATATTTATATGTTTATATGTTTTGTAAATAATAGAATAATTTGAATAAAGTTTTGAATAAAGTAAATATAATATTATACGTAAAATATAATATTATATTTATATAAATTAGATATTAATATTTATCACAAGTTTATCACAATTTGCAATGACAGGAAACACGAATATTCCCAAACAAAATGCTCCATTAAACTTTAGGACATCAAACTCATTGATAACAACAAGGGTGCCGCATTATGCCACAAAAACAACAACGGCAAACAGTGTTGTTCCCGGTTTACATCGCCCAAACACCAACGGCGTTCCGTCAAATATACACCAGCATGATTTTGATGGTCCCGAGTTCAAAGCTCGACCCATAAAGCATTGGAGGCGACAACTAGTTCCAACGTCAGTTAATGCGACCGGCAGCGCAATAACAGGACCTTCACAACCAATCGGGTCGTCAGGTCGGCGCAATGCAACCGTCGGACTATTAATGGACCGACCTGGAGCTGTAACATATATTGGTGATGCATCGTGCGAGTGCGTGCAGCAGCCCGGAAATTCATACACAATTAGCGAACACTTTTTAGAAGTACCAAAAAATAAGGGAACTCTTGTTGAAAATAAAGGTTTTATTGACAACGGCGACTATCAAATTAACACTGGTATATATGGGACAAAATGCATTGGCTGCAATCCGCAAAATAATGTAATAAAAAGCGCGTCCACACTTCTTAGCAGAGCATATTATTCAGACACCACCGGCTATTTGAAATCCAGGTGCAAAACGTACCAGCAGAATGCATCCATTAATCGAACATCTGGAGTCACATATCTGAGTCCTGACGGGCAGCACATATGGGCAACATCTAGCGCAAACGGGTCTCAGGTGTATCAGACAAATGACATATACAATCCAAGAGTGAATCCGCATGCGTGCGGCGGCTCAGGTGCATCAACAGTTATATTTAAACCAAATAATTACCAGTATTCGGTTCAAGGTGCAGTTGACAGTAGCACTCGCATTGAAAAGCTGAAATTAAACACCATCAACACGAATGCAAATTCGCTGAGAAGTGCATTTGGAAATGAAGCGGCTAGCGCGTGCAGGTTTACGGGTAGCGGCGACACGCCCTATTTTCTTAAAAACAAATACCAGCCGCCTATATGCAGCGAAACCAACTTAGTAGCAAGATACAGGCAAAATAAACGAATTTGCAGTTTATAAATAAATTATATATGGTTATACTTGCGGGGGAATAACTGTTACAGTATTGTCTAAATATGGACACTTTACAACATTCGGATGTATTGAAAAACAATTATATGCCATATCTTTGTACTGAAACAGATTTTCGTTGTCGGTAGTTGGATATACCACAACGCTCCGTTGCGATGGAGAAGATAAGTAAATAAACAACATGCCGATTAGAAAACTTAAAATGAATAACTTGATTGAAATATATTTCATTTATTTTATTTTTATATATTTCAAATACGAAAAGTGTATATATAATAATAATATTAATTTTTTCATTAATATTATTATTATCATTAGTAATATATAATAATACAATACATAGTAAAAATAATAAAAAATAAAAATGATTAATTTCAAAGAGTGGATACACAAAGAAAATAGTAAATACATTATATCGATTATACTGGGTCTTGGTTTAGCGGCATTATTTAGAAAGGCGTGCAAGGATGGCGCCTGCATTCATTTTGAATCGCCACCAATGAAGGATTTAACGAGTGGGAGTGTTTATAAATATGGAACTGAATGTTATAATTATAATGTTGCCACCCAAAAATGTAATTCGGATAAAAAAACTGTTGAATTAAGTAATGGATTGCGTAATATGATATAGTATATTTTTATTATTTATATTTAGAGGAAATAAATAATAATATGAACGATACAACAAGTATAGACGATTTGCCAGGAATTGCCAGTGGTGGCGGTGGTGGTGGTGGCGGCGGAATAGTTCAAAATGCTTTAAAACCTGAAATTCCGCATCAAACTTATTCTCCTAATGTTGGTTCGCAGCAACCACTCCAACAGCAACAGTATCAGCAACAGTCGCAAGCAACACCCGATATGAATGTAAATGAATTTATAGGTGGTTTGCAGCGCGCAACTGCGTCCGGAATGACTGCTCTTCCAATTAGAGACGTTCCCAGAAATACGGAAAGCGTGGTGTCAGACGAACAAACAATGCCCAATTATGTTCCCAAAGCGCCTCACGATTATATAAGAGAACATCATGAAAATACGCAATCTTTTTTACATCATCACGAGCGTTCAACCAATCGCGGAGAGTCGATCGATGTTGTATATGAAACGCTTCAGGTGCCGATTTTATTAGCCATACTGTATTTCACATTTCAATTACCCGTCATGCGAAAATATTTGCTAATGTATCTTCCAAGCATTTTCAACAAGGATGGAAATCATAATTTGTCTGGACTTCTCTTTATAAGTATTCTATTTTCTTGCACATACTATGGAATTAATTTTGTTCTTAACCAGTTTGTTTTAGAATCTGAATAATATTATTTTGTTCATTTATATATAATTATATAAATGAACTTGGACAATTTTATAAATAATATCCTGTGATGAACATGTGTTTTTCTAACATGATTTTTTTTTGTATTTCTTGTGATAAACAACTTTCCAAACCTTTCGTTTCAAGTCCTTTCAATCTATGATATGATGTTATATCAGCATGTGGTGTTGTATAAAAATACGGTGTTATATCAGAATATACATTTCCTTTAATATTTAAATAAAAACATTCACTAGACTGGAATTTAACTGTAGTTGGAATGGAACAGGAAATAGATTCAATTTCACCCTCATCAAATGAAATAATACCTTGATAGTCTTGATTCAAATTGTAAAAAGTATCATTCCACCCTATTATTCCTCCAATATATTTATATTGTTCTCTCTGCGCGTGTAGTCCCGTCCATAGAAACTCATCTACAAAATTGTTTGTATTATGGTCATACAATAAAACATTAGTACAATTTTTTCCATTAAAAAAATTATCTATTCCAAATAACTGACTTTGGGTTGGGTCGTAACTATTTATTATTTGTTCAAAAAAATTAAAACTAATAAAATCATTGGATCCATTCAATAAAGTAATATTTGGTTTTTTTTCTATCGACTTTCTAAATGAAAACTTATATTTTTCACTAAGCATTCCTAAAAAACAACTATTATAACCGGGAGTCACATCTCCTTGATCGAATTCGTAATAGTTTGCAGTTTCAGGTTTGTCTTGAAAATACATATCAAATAGTGATTTTGATACATCTTTTTCGGATCCTATAAATGTAAATGTAAAATTTGCTTTATCATGAAAAACAGCTTTCAAATAAAGTAGATTCTCCATTCTTCTCTTTGTTATGAATATTCTATTTGGACTATTGTTATACAAAAAATATGGAACACAAATGTCTATGTGTATTTTTTGGGTATGCTGAGTCATAGTATAAATATAAATAATATAGTATATAACATTATTATTTTTATTATTATCATTAAATTAAATATAAACAATATCTTAATAATAATGAAATGTTAATACTTATTAAATATTAATTCATATATTCATATACATTCAACATTCAACCATTTCAACTCATGGGAGCAAATAACTCAAAATTTAAAATAAATTATGAAGACATGCAAATGGCATCCAAACATTCTTATAATAATAATAACAATAATAACAACAACAATAATAACAACAACAATAATAACAACAACAATAATAACAACAACAATAACAATAAATATGCAATAATCAACACGCTCGACGCCTTGTACCAGACATGTTTAATTCCAAACACAATTCCAATAGCCGAAGAAGAAGAAGTTATAAATGATATCATAACAAATTCAAAAAAAACAAAAATAATAATTTACGGATTGAATTCGAATGATGAAAAAGTCTATTCAAAATATGAACAACTTGTTAAATTGGGAGCAAAACACGTCTATATTTACAACGGAGGAATGTTTGAATGGCTGCTCCTTCAAGATGTGTATGGTCGCGAATTATTTCCAACAACTTTGAGAGAATTAGACATATTAAAATATAAACCTCGAAAAGTTCTCGATATTTTATGCATCAAAATGTAAATAAGATGCGTGTCCAAGTCTTGACAATCTCATTCGGTCTTCTCGAGAAGTCGGCGACGGCGGCGCCTGGTACCAACCATGATAATTGTCCGCATTTTCCTTCTCCTCCGAAGAATACATTTTGAACTGGTTGCCATCAATATAAGTTTTCAAACGATGCATCACTCCAACCGTTCTTGACGCGCGCAAACTGTTGATGAAGTGATAAATGTCAGCACTGTAGTCATACAATTCTGAATCCACCTCTGCATTTAAAATCAGCGTCGGAATTGTAATTTTTGAAGGAACAGAGTTCAACCATTCATCGTGATACCTATTGCAATCTTCCAAATATTCAAACCCAATATTACTTTCTCCCGGTCTATTTCTTTTCTGAATTCTATTCATGCACACTTCTGTGCTTGCTTTGAAATATATGATGCACGATGGCTCAACCTCTTTTGCAAACTCATCAAACCATCTCATGTAAATGTCGTACTCGTCCTGTTCGATTTTTTTGGAATCATAAAGCATTTTGGCAAAGACGTGTGCATCTGTTAAAAGACAGCGCTCTGTAATAATCAGCCTAACGTTCGGCGTTTTCAATGCTTGCCTTATTTTTTTCAGCCTGGTAATGTATGCCATCATTTGAAATCTGAATGCGAACCGTTTAACGTCAAGGTACAAATTTGTCAAAATGGGAACGCCGTTCTCATCCTTGATTTGTTCCCAGTCACCCGTTGGTTCGTCTACAAATATTATAGAATCGTCTTCCTTCTTTTTTTTCAACGACATTATATATTCTCTCAATTTTGCCTTGCCTGTTGTTTTTCCCGAACCAATATTTCCATCAATCGAAACTATCAAGCACGATGACGACGAATTTGCATCTCTAGAAAACGAAGCTGAAGCACCCATTTTTTTAAGCTAGTATACAATGTTGTAAATTATCTATATTTATTTTTTATAATCAATTTTTATTTAAATAAAGTCTAATAAGTAAAAAATTGATTATAAAAAATATCTAAAAAGAAATTGTTATACCAGTTTAACCACACTACCTTAATAAAATCATTGAAGACATAATGAAAACACAAAAAATAAAAAAATCAAAATCAACCCAAACCACTCTCACATTGTTAGATATTGATAAAATGATGAATATCGCGTCAATCACACATTCAGAAGGGGATGGCGGACCTAATGAGGAGGACAAGGAATACAATGAAAACGATGAAGACAACAACGACTACAATGATGATGATGCAGTGGAAATAGAAGAACCAACATTATCAGATGATGATTTAGGATTGTTACATGAAGAAGCATTAATTTTAATTGACGAATTAATTAAATCGAATCAGCTTTTATTCAGTAATCCTGATTTTGAAACTATTGTGTATGACCACGTGCAATCCATATTGCATTTTTCTATCAATTACAGAATGTACGACGATGACGACTACGCCGGCGAAAACAATGACTGCGATGAAGACGAAGATGAAACAGTCATGTCGTGTCAAATTGAAGAATTAATAAATGTGGCAATGCACGACTATTTTAAATTTATTCGTCCACACCGTTCATACAAGTATTCATTTATAAGAAAGTCTCCCAACTTGGAAAAAATGAAAAAAAAAATAGAATTCTTAGAGTCACTTTATCAGCCAGAGCAAAAAACGGATGAATGGTATTCTCACCGTCACGGACTCGTTACCGCAAGTTCGGTGTGGAAAGCATTTGGTTCACAGTCTGTGCAAAATCAGCTCATATACGAAAAATGCATGCCATTTGACCCGACAAAATACAGCCGCGTCAACACAGAGTCGCCTTTACACTGGGGTCAAAAATATGAAGTGCTTTCAAAACAGCTGTATGAGGAAATAAACAGCACGAAAGTTCAAGAATTTGGGTGCATTCGACATCCAAACTCAAACTATTACTTTATTGGAGCTTCGCCGGATGGAATAAATGTGTGTCCGTTGTCACCGCTTTACGGTCGCTTGGTTGAAATAAAGAATGTTGTATCTAGAGAGATTACCGGAATTCCAAAGGAAGATTATTGGATTCAAATGCAGATTCAAATGGAGGTTTGCAATTTGCCGGAATGCGACTTTGAAGAAACGAAATTTACCGAATATGAAGATGAAGATGCATTTAATGCGGACTCAGATGAAACAAACGATTCTTCAAACTGGAATTATAATTTGAATGGAAAAAGACGAGGGGTTATTGTGTATTTCGCAAAAGATGAGAAACCATTTTACCAGTATGCTCCATTGGACATTACAACCAAGACGGCATTTGATGTGTGGTTTGAAGAAACCATAAATACGCATGATAATCTAACGTGGATAAAAAACATTTACTGGCGACTTGACGTTTACAGCTGTGTGCTTGTTTTGCGAAATAAGGAATGGTTCAAAAATGCAGTTGTCAAAATAGAAGAATTATGGAAAATAATTGAAACCGAAAAACAAACCGGATTTGAGCACAGAGCTCCTAAAAGAAATGCGAATGCGAATGCAAAGAAGGAATATAATTCGGAAGGGGTGATGGGAACAACACAAACACAAACAATACAAACAACACAAACAACACAAACAACACAAAGAGTGTGTCACATCGATTTAAACATTTAGGGGCAACAAGGTTCCCCCTCGTTTAACAGTTGTTTCCGTAAATATCCGATGGGGCGTCGGCATCATACGCATAAACATTCACGCGCGTATCTTTTGACGAAAAAGGAATGCTTGGAGGGAACTGTGGAATATTTATTTTTTTATTTTCGTATAATGTTCCGCACATGTTTGCAGGGCTGCATGTGCCGTTGTTCGGCGTTGCCCAATATCGAACATTGTTCGTTCTTTGAAGATAACTATTTGGAAAAACGGGATAATATGCCGACATGGATCTACTGTCTAAATCTGATAATCCTCCTCCGCCTTTTTGAAGAGGATAGTCTCCTTGCAACAATGGTTTCGTTACGTTGGTTGGAAATTCACCCGGTTGAAGAAGATGTGACACAAAATTCTCTCGAACCGGTGTAAAAAAGAACGAACCGATGAGCGCGAACAATAATGCTAAAATCAAAAATAAAATATTATCTGTTTTACTTGTCATACCTGATATAGTTGGTTTGGTCGTTGGTATTATAATATAAATATATAATTTAAATATATTATAATATTCATCTTTTAAAATGAAATATAAAATCAAATATAATTTCAAATTCTTTATTTAATTATTATATTTCATTTTTATTTCATTTTAAATTATGAATATTATAAAAGATGAATCAGTTGATATGTACATGTACATCATCCGCTCTATGTTTAATACACTTGTCGTCTACATGAAAAGATGGGACGTCTTTTGTGTGCGGAACAATGGATAAAACACACTTTGCTCGATGTCCGTAAAGCGGCTCAGTGCACCCCTTTTCTTTCTTTTTTGCAAAATTAAATATTTTTGGAGGAGGGTCATTTTTGGTGCATCTTGACCTAAAATGCTCATATCTCTCGCGAACGTCACAATAAGACAATCCTGATTTTTTATCCAGTCTCTTATTCACAATTTCATGAAGACGATATATGTATTTAGAAAATGTTTCTCTTGATTTTAAATGGCACTCGCGAATCGGGTTTGCTTTCAAATTACTAGTTAAATTAATTCGACAGTACTTGCACGGTAGTACGTACCTTAAACTATAGACAAAATCAGAGTAATGTTTTTTATCTTCCGCAGTAGGATTTGTGGGATAATTAAAACTCATTGTGTGTAAAAAATGCCACATTGGAGGACCCCATACTGATGTAAGCATTCCGTCTCCGCTTTTATAATCGTTTTTAGTAAATACATACGATGACTTTTTTTTTGTTTTTTTATTTTGATTTCTTACAAGTTTGCCATTTTTATTATTTTTATTTTTTGTTTTATTTCTCATTTTTTCAGATACATTCGTCATAATATAAGTAATGTTATCAATCACTACATTAACACAATATTAATTTTTTTCATTAAAAAAATAATATTCGTAAGTAAAATAATTTTATTTTATAATTGTTATATATAGCAAATTAAGAGAATAACAGAATAACAGAATAACAGATAATAGAATACAAAACAAACACAAAAATGTCAATTTCAGCAAAATCTGTAAAAACAACGTTGGAAACAATATATTCTAAACGACACCTGGTGGTAATGTTTCTAGTCGCGTGTTTATTTATTTGGATTGGTGTCTATGTCTACAATAGATACATCGGTTCATATTTAGGCTCGTCATTAGAGGGGTACGCATCTGGTATGGGAGATGACGCCCCCCCGCGATCCGATAATGAAAAAACTGCGACACTTTACATGTTTGGAACAAGTTGGTGTCCACACTGTAAAACAGCTAAACCCATTTGGGAAGAATATGTAAACAAAAACAAAGATTTAAAAGTCGGAAATTATAGTATACTTTATAAAAGTGTTGACTGTGACGAAGATTCAGACGGAAAACAGCTTGCAGATAAATTCGATGTCAAAGGATATCCCACATTCAAATTAGAACGAGGACCTGGAGATGTTGTCGACTTTGAAGCAAAGCCAACGCACGACAACTTTACCAATCTTCTTCAAACATCTCTCATTTGAAGGGAGGGGACATGCTTGAAGGGGACTGACCACTTGCCCACATGTCAAATTTGACATGTGACCAGCTGAGGGGGTTAAAGGGGGGCGTTAGTCGCCCTTTTGATTACAATTTTTTTCTTTACAATTTCTGTGTTCTTGGGCATGAGTTCGCCAATTACTGACACTTGTTTATCGTTCAACTCAAAACGCTGACCTATTACGCGAACACAAATAAAATCTTTTTCGTTCACCGAATTAAAGTATGAATTGGATGAATGGTGGTCGCGTGATACATAAATAATTACCGGCGACTTCTTTTCATCTAAACTTGTAAATGCTCGTATACCTGCCTGCGTGATATTTTTAGCATAACAGCAGATTCGCATCCCTTCAACCGGGCAGCAAATGCTGCATTCAAAAACAACCTCGAATTCTACATATTTACTTGCAAGTGTCCCGCTCGAAAATTTTATAATGCGGATAGAATCCGGCTTTACATATCCTTCTACAATGCACTTACCTTCCATTTTTGCAGAAATTGTATTTTTTATTGTCGTTTCCACATTCGAACCAACTAGAATAAATGGAACAACAACCTTAGTTGTCAAAACTGTTTTTGAATATAATTCATTTTCTTCCACTTGGACAGATGATAATGATGATTTTTTTTGTATAAGTGACGACGACGATGATGACGATGACGATGACGACATTATATAGTATATATAATATACTCTATTATATATTATTTATATTATCTATATATTTTTTCAATTTTTTTATTTATTATTTAATTCATAATATTAAACGAATTAAATAAAATGAATTAAATTAAACAGAATACAAAGCTTCGACCATATTAAGATTCCATCTTTTATCATTCAACTTGATATCATTATAATAATGAAGAATAATTTCTTGCAATATGCAATATGTTATTTGAGTAAGATTTTGAGGTACTTCGACGGCTTGTTTAAAATTATACTGTTGTAATATATCTTGGAGCGTGCGTTTTTTTGTTGGAGATGCGCTGCACACACTTCCTCGATTTTGATTTTCTTTAATTTTGAATGCAACGCCATCTTTCACAGATTGCGCAAATCCCATAAATTGCGCAAAACTCGTTTTATCAATTTTAAATTTACTCGTCAAACCATTACGCTCTTCACTTGTTAACTCGCTTTGGTTAAATACACTCCATTCATCTAGTTGATTTTTTTTATAATATATTGAAACGCCTTTTGATGCAGACGCTACAGACGCGGACCCATCTTTCAAAGGAACAAATAAATACGCGCCAGAATCGCCTGGAATTGTTGTAACAAACTGGCTAAAATACTTTAATATATTCTTAGCGCATGTCGGTGCATAAACATCTGCTGCATACTTTGCTTCCTCATATGCTATCTTCGTTTTTAAACTGGCTTCACCTTTTATCTTTTTTGAAATTTGTTCAATCTTATTCAAATTTATTATGAGTAAATTCATTTCGCTAAATGTTAACCGGTCCATTACGTGAATAAAAATATACGAATATATTTCATTCAAATCTATTACTCTTTCAATTACATTTATCATTTCATTACAATAAATATACCAAATTCTATCTCTCGAAATCATGGGTATTGCACCTGAAATTAATGTTAACGCAGGGTCTTGCGCATCTGCAATATCATTTTTTATTTTTTTACTCAATGATGTATTTATAGCTAAATTATATGCGTATGATATACTTGAAATAATATTTTTTATATTTTCATATTTGCCGCTCGGATTTTCTTCTTTTTCTTTTTCACCTCTTCTCTCGCTTAGACCCACTTTTTCTAATACTTTCACATTTATTTTATCACGTTTAAAAGGAATTGGCGTGCTTCTTTCAAATACGCTAATTGTCTTGTCATTTAATTCGACCGGCTGAAAAAGATAATAATCACCGATGTTTATTAAATTTCCGTATTTTCCATAATAATCAGAAATATATTCATTTTTATCATTTATCATTTGTGTGAGTGCAAAATTAATTTGTAGCTCCGAATATATTTTTATACGATTTATAAAATGAGTCAAATCTTCTTTGGTGTAAAAATGTCTTTCTTTAAATGCAGATTTTACTATTCTGATAATATTTTCAACATTCATTAAAATAAATGTTTCATTAAATGTTCCCATTGTAACGTCCTGTTCTTTTATTTTAGCGCCAGGAGTGCACGCGTATTGACAACTTTTCATATAGTCGCACGTGGATGTAAATGGCTTGTCGCCTATTCTATAAACAATATTACCACCCGTAGACAATGTCAACTCTATTTCAGTATCAATATTTTGTTCTGTAAAGTTACCCTGATTTATATTTAAAATACAATCAACAGAAGATTCTTTTAGCACTCTGCTAACCACGCCCATTTTCACCGCTTTTGTTTCAGAAAACCGATACATTGCCAAGTCTGCCGACTCTTTTCCGGTTCCCAAAATGCTTGCATGCAGGAAAATTTGAACATTCCTTTGGTTAAAGGGCAATTTTTTGTGACTGCACGTTCTTACTCCGCGACCTATAATTTGTTCGACTGCACTCATATTGTACCACGGGTCCATTACGTGTATTTGACGAATATTTTTCAAATCAACGCCCTCCGACCCTGATTTTGAAATAATAACAACTTTACATTTTGAACCGTCAAAATTTTTATCAGAACGAAGTGCATTAATTTCAACGTCATTATTTGGAGAAATAGATTGTTTACCTGTTATCAGTGCATATTTTAACCCGTTTGATTTTACAGAAGAAGCACTTGAAAACAATGACTTTGATGATGTATTTTCATTTTTATATCTTGTAAACCCCAACTCCTCTAATGCAAGCGCCATTGGAATTACCCCGCTCTCGATAAAATAAGTGTATATCAGAACAATCCCTTCGCAAAATGAACTTTTAGATGGCGATTTTTTGTTATAACTTGAAACAATATTATTGCATATGGATTTGATTTTCGAACTATACTCTCCAACATGCTCCGGTGAAAATATCCGATGTTTCGAGTTTTTATACGCATACTGACCTTTTTCTTTTCTCATAACATTTAACAAACCTCTCTCTCCATACGTGTATTCTAAATCTTCTTCATCATCATTCTTGTATGGGTACGTCATATTTAATATTTGCCGAAATGAAATCAAATCATTAATGGTGTATCCTGAAAGCGCGCTATTATCACTAATGTCTCCTATCGCGATATAGTCTTCCATATCCCCCCCCTCACCACCCTCGCCATCACCCTTACCACCCCCTCTTCCTCCTCCAACTTCCCCAACGTTCCTCCTTCTTACTTCGTGTTCCTCCATTCTTCCCAGTTTTCTCTCGTACACATCATTTTGATGTTTTCCAACATCGGTAACATACACATCCACGTGTTCTAATCCAGGAACGGTTGTTTTACCGTTGAAGGTAACTTTAGGATAAGAAATGCTCCCTCTTGTTCTAGTTTCTCCGTCATATATTTCTTGCTGTTTTAGTGCATTGCTTTTGGAAAATTGCGACGGGAAAATCCGGTATGGAAACGTGTACGGATTTTCACCTCTTACATATGATACATATCCAATAGATGCCTCTTTCAATAACTCTCTTCCCACTTGTTTCCCTTCAACGATTAAAAGATTATTATCAGAATCAAACAAGTCACTTGAATGAATGCGAGGGCGTCTGTCATTGATTCGCATTAAATTTAAAAGCCAGACGATTTCTTTCGGGTCGTTGAACATTGGCGTCGCTGACAAAAATAATAACCGTAAGTTTTCTGCATACTTTACAAGATTGATTAGATAAGCTGCATCTTTATTATTAGATTTTAAATTATGAACTTCGTCAATAATTATTAACCTGTTATTAAAATACTTTCTGAGCCTTTTGATTCCTTCACGACTTATTTTCATTTTTAATTCTTCTTCTTCGCCTTCTTCGCCTTCGCCTTCGCTTTCTTCGCCTTCGCCTTCTTCGCCTTCGCTTTCTTCGCCTTCGCTTTCTTCATCTTCTTCTTCTTCGCCTTCGCCTTCTTCTTCAACTTCTTCTTCAACTTCTTCTTCGTCTTCTTCTTCGTCTTCGCCTTCGCCTTCGCCTTCGCCTTCTTCTTCTTCTTCGCCTTTGCCTTTGCCTTTTTCGCCTTCGACCCCTTTTTCAACCAGTTTAGATTTTTGTATAATCCCTTCTCCACTAATCAACATTCTTATAATGGACGAAAACTTTTGATATCCGAAAAATAAATATGATTTTTTTATTATTTTGTCAATCTGTTTTTTTATTTTTAATTTAATCTTTTCTTCCTCTAGCGCATTACCAACTTCATTATCAATGTCGAATAATTGTAAATTAATTTCTTTCAAATACTTATTTCCAGTACACCCGCTTATTGTCCATTTTCCTGATTCATTTCGATGCAATTTACTAACGTCAAATAATTCTTTTTTGAAATTATTTTTCACGTTTATGCTTGAAATAACAACTATTTCTTGTTTTATTCCCATTTGATTCAAATAATCTCTCATATTTTCAGATATTCCAATGGCAGAACATGTTTTCCCAGAACCTAGACCATGATACAATAGTAAACTATTATACGGCGTTTGAAATGACATGAAATTTTTTACAAAATATTGATGTTGTTGCAATTCATATGTTGCATTGCACATTTTATCGGCATGCTTTATAAGTTCTTTATTTCTGTATATTTTTTCAGTATTCATTGTATCATAGAATTCTTTTTTTTCTGATATTTTTATATTAAAATTTTCATCATTTAAATCCGGATAAAGAAAATCATTGTTTATTTTTTTATTACCTTTATTCTCATTCGGAACAATCTTTATTTTTTTTTTTACTGGCAATACTTCTTCTATCTTATCAGTTATTATTTCTTCAACAGTATTTTCTTTCACCTTTTTCGGCTTTATTTTGATCTTCCTCATTTTATTTTTTGAAGCACACCGATTTTTTTCGGTTTTATAACACTCATCATCATTTGCGACTGCATTTGCATCCGGATTGTAAACACACCTTTCGGTTGCTTCATTATATTTACAAAATGCTCCTTCTCTTCTCATCACTTCTTGTTGTTGTATTTGTTGTATTTGTGTTTCATCTTGTTTTTGGGATAATTCACTTTCCATAATAAATGTTAAAAATGTTGATTGATATCTAAAAATAATCTATAATATAATATAAACAAATAATATATTATAGATTTGTACCCACTAATTTTTGATTATAAAAACATGTTCAAACTATATCGCATATTACAAACTTATTCAAAGTATTATTCACACTTGTGATTATATTTTTTTTTTCAACATTATATGGTCGAATAATCTCCATGCATTCCTTGTACGATAACCATTTCATATTTTTTACTTCCGATGTTTGATATTCATTTTTTTGAATTGTGTCTCTGCTCATGTATGATAAATAATATTTATTTTTATATGATTTTATATTTGACCCGATAAATATTTCTTCATATGGAATCACATTGTGTATCTGTTTCAAGCTAAATTTATCGTATCCTGTTTCTTCTTCAAACTCTCTAAATCCGCAATCTAAATCTTTTTCTTGATGGTTCCTGCGCCCTTTTGGAAACCCCCATTCTGCTGTTTCCCATTTGGTTGTAGACGAAGAAACCAAAGTTTCTAAACTATATTTTACACCCGACGACATCTCAATTCCATTTTTAAGTTGTAAAAATTTATTTTTTGAAACCTGCTCCTCCCCTCTATATTGTATTCCAGAATATTCTCCCCATAATAATGACCATAGTTCACTAAACGGTTTTGTTAATATGTTATTTTTTTCATATACTGTCATTTCATCAATAATATTTTTAATATACTGACAATTATAGAGTGAATATTTTCCGCGAATAAATTCAACATAACCAAAACTATCAGTTCTTTGAATCATCAAGTATTCATATTTATTTTCAGGTTTGCATTCACACTCATATTCACCCTTTTTATTTTCCTCTTTTAATTTTTCATATTCACTCGAGTTTCGAAATGCAATGACACCTATACTTGTAATGGGAACGCTGCAATTTGAATACATGTGACCACTTTTTCCACAATTATTACAGTAGTTGCCGTTGCTGTTGCTGTTGCTGTTGTTGCTGTTGTTGCTGTTGTTGTTTCCATCGTTGACGAATTTTTGCATATTTATTTTATTTAATTGTTTCAAACTGTTCTTGATTCTTGATTATTAGTTATATGTAAAAGATAAAATCTTTTTATATTGTTTGAATACAAACACACAACATAAAAAACGCACCAATTAGAAAAATATGACAACTAAAACAAATACAACAACTTTAGATTCCAACGTTGACGTATGGGGTCCACACTACTGGTTTGTGTTACTTACAATGGCAACGTCCTATCCTAAAAATCCCAACGATGTTACAAAAAAAAAATACTACGAATTTATTCAAAATTTACCATTGTTTATGCCATCCAGCGCAATCGGCAATAATTTTAGTAAATTATTAGACGCATTTCCAGTTACTCCGTATCTCGACAGCAGAGATTCATTTATCAAGTGGGTTCACTTTATACACAATCGAATCAACGTTTCTCTAAATAAAGAAGAAATATCACTTCATAGTGCTTTAGAAATTTATTACAACAACTATAAACCTAAACATGTTGTGGCGAGAGAAAAATATAAACATTGGCAAAAAGTTGTCTTCGTCATTATTGTAATGTTATTTTTGGGATTTATTAAATACAATACGAGTAAATCAAATTAATTTGCTATTCTTATTATCATTATAATTAATCACTTTTTAATTAATGTGTATTTTTAGGTTTAAACCCCAAAAAACCGCCAGATCCATGTAACTGTTTCATTGTATTAAAGTTTTTTATATTTTTCTTAACAAGTTTATAACTCCAGACAACGCCCATGTAATATATTGCAAAAATTACAACTTTAGTGGACAAGTAAAACTGAAAAAAATGTGTATTATTATTATGAACGTATAAAGAGAACTTTATAACTCTGAAATACGAATACCACAAGAGCTGAAAAAATTCGGAAAGAATATTCAAATTCAAATAATTTTCATATTCTTTATGTAAATGATAGGATACGTATAGCATAACATTTGATGTTTCAAGAATATTGTATCCACACAACAAGTGTTCTTTACTTTCACTCAGTAGTGATTGTTTCAATAAATAAATAGCAAATATATGATGAATAATGAATGGATAACGTTTTTTTAGCTCATCCTTTGAGTTTAATTTATAAATACACGAAATAATATACATTAAATCATACGTATAGTATCCTATACTCATGTGCACTGCATAATCCACATTGTAATCATAATTATAATGCACCATAAATAGTAAACAATGAATAAAACTAACGATATTATTGGATACGACTTCTTGTTTATATTTCGATACTTCAGTTGTAACCGTGCTCCAAAAACAAACAAGAGGAATTATATGACTAATGTCTAACATGTGTTTATTATATTTTTATCACTATATTACTCTCATTCACATCTTTCTAAATAGATTTGAAGTTTTGTTTAATCAGCTGAACATTAATTATTATTTTTATTATTTATTTTTATTTTCAGATATATTTGGTTTATTTTATATTTTATTTTTCTTTTGCTTGTTCATAAAATATAAAATGGCAGAACTTGGTTATCCATCAGGTATACATGAATATATTTTTTACACTGCATTGATTCTTCATCCAACACACATTTATTATGGGTTTTCGCTTGGAATGAATTTATGCGCTATTATGGGCGTGACTTTATATGCAACATCTTTAAATTATTGGAGAAATCCCGTAATGTCCTCTTATAGACGAACAGTCGACACGATTGTTGCCAAATCTTCCATTGCTTATCATATATATTTATCGTTTTACACGACAAACCGGTTTTTAACAACATTGCCATTTTTGACGGGAAGTGGTTTATATCTTGTGAGTTTTTATTTGTACAAAAAAAATATTAAAAGTGCGGCATTTTGCCACTGCTTGCTTCATGCATTAGTCAGCATTGGTGCATCTTTCACATACAAAGATTATTATTTACAGGCGCGCAATATTCAATTCAACAACTCAACATAATGTGCTTCAATCAAGAGGAAAACTATCATTTTGTATGACGACTTAAATATTTCTGTACCCAAGAACATACTTTGTCCCGATAGGTTGGTTGGTCGAGCATTTGAGCCTCCAACTGTCCATGTTTCAAAAGATATTTTTTAGTATATTCAGAAATTTGGTTATTCATGTTTTTGGTGGTGTCTATATAATATTTAATATTTATTTATAATATTCTATAATTTCATTTTTTTATATTAATTTAATATTTGTATAAATATAGGCAAACCAAATATTGAATTAACCATACCAATAAATAAAAACCAAAATAAAATGTCAATAACAAAAAAAAGAAAAATGTATATGACCGGAGGAATTCCAATATATCCAGGAGGTTTCAGTTGCGTATTCAACCCACAATTGAAATGTAAATCTAAAAATAAAATTAGAAAAAATAACACGCGAAGGAATAATTACGATAAAACGGGTATATCAAAATTGTTATTTAAACAACACGCAAAAATGGAGATGGACAACATTCATTTATTTTATAATGCTTTAAAGAGTATTCCAAAATCACACAAGTATTTTCTTTTTACAAAATCGAAACTTTGTTCGCCTGCAAAAATATCGAAGCGCGATCTGGAAGGATTCGACAACATGTGCACAAGTTTCACAAGTCATGAAATAAATGAATCAAATATAAATGCAAATATTGATAGTCTACGGTTAATAAATATGCCGAACGCCGGTGTCTCAGTAAACGAGTGGCTATTTGATACTAATACACGGCTGACAAGTGCGCGAATCATTCTTTTCAACAAGATAATGTCAGAACTGATTGTAAATGCAATTGTCCCAATGAATAAAATGGGTGTAATTCACAATGATATCAAAGAAGATAACATTCTCATTAGTCTCTCAAAAACAAACCCAAGACCCACAATCATTGACTGGGGAATATCGGGAATATCTACATCGCACAACCCCATTCCAGAAATAATTATGAATAGGTATATTTCCATATCAAATCCATTTAGCAGCATCATTTTTACATCCGATTTTATTATGAGTTATAGCGAGTTTTTACAAACGCACAACAATCCATCATCTCCTTCATTTCAACAAGAACTTTCCTCGTTTGCGCTTTCGCAATACTTGAAATTCAAAGAGACTGGACACTACTCGTATGTTGAAAGATTTTTTATCGCCGCGTACACGTTTCAAAAAAAATACATGGACATTAACCCGAACCCTGATCCGAATGTTGATGAAGCCCAAATTATTGAAGAGACATACCACAAATACGCAGCCTCATATATTGCAGACGTGTTATTCCATTTTACCGATTTTGACCAAGAGGCTGGAACCGGAACCGGCAGATTTCAATACGCAAAATATTTTACTAAAGTTTATATATTCAATTGCGACATATGGGGGACCATGTGTTGCTACAATGTATTTTTTTCAATTATAAAAGAACCCGAAATGCTCGCAGATATAAATAAAACAAAGTATTTCAATTTTCTCACAAGACTTTTATCAATATTTACCACAATAATAATGGCAAATGGTGACAAAAAAATAAATGTTAATAAATTAATTACATCTCTTACTAATTCATTTCATTAGAATGAATGAATGAGTTTACACAAATTGTGCATAATACGATGAGGTGATAATAGAACTTTTATGATGAGGCATGCCATCATCATCGTAATCATGATTGAGTGATTCCACACAAGGAACGCAAGATGAATTTCTAGCAGCAACAATATCAACCGCATTGTTTATAATGTCATTGACAATTGTGTTCACAGTATCACTTAAAACCGCATTGTTTATAATGTCATTGACAATTTCATTCACAATCCCCCCATTGATATTATTTATATTTTCATTATTTTCAAACGTTTTATTTGGAACCGGTAGTGGAACTACTGATTGAACCACTACCGCCGCCTTTCGCATTTTTATTATCACATAATCATTCTCGTCAAATTCAAACTTTTTTTTATTTGCATCTGCGACTATGTCATCGATTATTGTTTTTTGAAGCAAAACTTTTTCCTCTAAATATTCTTTTACTCCAGATGAGTAAGTTGCAGAATAATTTAATATACTATTTACAACATTTACCACATGATAAACACCTGCAGTCAAATAATATTGAGTGTAAAATAAATATTTATTTTCTTCTTTTTTAATTTTCTCATCCTCTTTTTTCATTATTTGTAATTTTCTAATTCTTATAGAAATCCTTTATTTATTTTATTATAATTTTAACTTTATATAATAATAAAATAATAAATAAGAACAATTTGATGAATTAAAAATAATAAAAAAGTATTCAAAAAAATATAAATTGAAAAAAAAATGTATATATTTATTTTTTGTAGTTTACAAGATTCAAGAAGACATCATGGAAATTTCCGCCGTTCATAAGACGACGGGAGCAGCAGCAGCAAAAGTACCAGGAACACAATCAGGAGAAAAAGAAATAATGACAAAAAAACAGCTTGGACTGTTTCAAAGAGACATGAATCAAGCACTAAGCAACAACCGCACTGATGAAATGCGCCAAATGGTGTACGGCAACTCCGCTTTGATTGCAACCACGCGCGAAAAGGGCATCATCACCATGACGTTGCGATTTGCAATTCAAGAGCGCGACGACGCTTTAATCGCATCATTGCTTGGTCGTCTTTCGATGAAGCGCGACTTTTTCGAGTTGATGGTTTACAAAGGTGACCCAGTGTACAGCGCGCAATTATTTGAAATGCACATTGATTGCGCGGTTTTGGAACAAAAAGATGTTCGGTTCATGATTGAAAATGGTCTTACACACTTGCTTCGTCACTTGGATGGCAAATTTCTGCATGATGCAGGCGGCACCAAATCCGAATTTGACAAGTCTTTGACTCTGCGTCGCTACTCGCTTTCAAATTGCGGTCACTACATTGAAAAAATAATGAAAGTCGTTGAGAGAAACGTCATGAAAGCCATTGCCGAAGATGAAAACAAAAAAAAGAAAAGTCACCTTCCTCTTGACATTGTGAAAAAGCTGCAAACAACTTTCGCCGCTTACGATACCATAGTTGACGGCGGAAGCGTTTTACACTCGCGAAATGGTGAGCCAAATCCAAACGACTTGCGCAAAATGATTGACTTATTAAAAGCGCGCGAGCATTCGCCGCTTGTTGTCATTCACGCATCGCACACCAACGTCAAACTAAACCCAACATATGCCCCAGAGGTGAACAAAATTCTTCAACAAGCCGGTATCACTTTCATTACAACTCCGTCGGGTTTAAAGTTGAACGATGACCTCTTCATTCTGCTGGCATACTTGATTCGCGCAGACCACGCGCTTTCTTGCAGCATTGTCACGCGCGACACATACACTGACCACATGGACACATTCAAAAACCCGCAAAAAAATGTGTCGGATGACTTTGGCAAGTATCTGGCAAATGATTTGATTTCATTCACGAATGATGCATTCGGTCGTATGCACGTGCCACCCACCCAAACAAAACCATTCTCAAATTGCATTCAAATTGTGGAGCCGCATGCGTACATTCCGCTGTTGCCCACAACACCAAATATGCCATCCCCCGAATTTAGTCAAATACTTTTATAGGTTTCCACAACACCGCTTGAAAGGGACATTAAGGGAACTCGGGTGCAAAGTGGTTGCGCCCTAATTTTTTTTCTTTTACATTATATATAATAATATTTATATAATGCCTGCCAAATCATCAAAGTGTACAAAACAAACCCAGAAAAAATACACGTCAAGATCATCTCCACCCTTTCCTGCAAATGAGTGTAAAAATAAAACAAAAAAAGGTAACAATGGAAAGTTTTTTAAATCAGCTGTAGACAAAAATGGCGTTTACAAGTGGATTGCACTAAAAATTACAAACAAGACTAGACGTAAATAAATAAATAATATTATATTTATTATATATCACACTATGAAATTCAAATTCGAATTCATTATATTCATTATAACCGCCGCATTGATTTTGAATACTTATTACGACGGAAAGTATTTTAAAATGGTGGAGACGGCAAACGCGAGAAAATATATCAAAATGGCAACATTTGGATTCTTCGGATTATCCATGTATTTATTTTTGAAAAAGAACCCGGCAAATTCTCAAACAATTATGCACCATGCGAATGAGTTGATTAAATATATGCCAATCAGCAGAGAATCGGCAGACATGCTGACCCCATTATTCGATATGACAAATAAACGCGCATTTTTTAGCGGTGATAATGGAAATAACGGAAATGAAGATGAAGCGGAAGATTGGTCTAATTCTAATACAAGTACATCTAAGCGACAACAATACAACATAAATAAAATGATGAGCTCAGGAGGAACTTCGGCGACAACAACAAATGGTTCCGGAATAAAAGCCACTAAACGAAGTGTAAGTGAATCAAAGAAAAAGTTTGTGGCTGCTCAACAGTCGTGGAAATGCGGCGACTGCAAACGACAGCTGCCTAGTTGGTTTGAAGTAGACCATAGGATTCGCCTTGAAAATGGCGGTTCCAACGCAGTGGATAATTTAGTGGCACTGTGCCGAGACTGTCACGGGAAAAAAACAGCATTTGAAAATTTTTGATTGAATTGTGTCATTGGTTTGTTTGTTGGGGTTATTTTTAATTATATAATAAATAATATATATTATATATAGTATTTATTTTAATTTATTTTATTCAATGAACCCCGTCGGAGCAACAACATCCACAACATCCACAGTAATGAAGTTTTTTCTACTAGTAACGGCATGCATTGTTATAAATATTTTTTTATATTTAATAGAAGACAAGTGGATTGGTGGTGTATTTAGTGGTGCATGGTTACTTGCAATCGTATTGACCTACTTGTATAACAGAGGGTTTGATTTAAACATAACAAATTATAGTTTAACAACATTATTACGAAGATATTTTCTTCCAATAGTTACATATATAATATGGATTGGTGTCATTTATTGGTTAATAACAGCACAAATTGATATAGCCGAAAATACAGAACACAGTCAACTTTCCAGAAATTTTGCAGGCGTTATGACCGGATTCATTCCCGTTTTAGCGGGAGTAATCACATTTTATTCAATCAATAGTCAACCTGTAGGTTGGGCAATTTTAATTAGCATAGTTTTGCTATTTATTGGATCCTATAGTTATTATTTAAATACTTTACGCGAAGGTTGTGACAAAAATATTTCAGATACTATTTGTTGGACGTATGCCGCCAATGCAACATTTCTAGGTTTTATTTTAATAACCGGATTATTTATTTGGTTATCAACAAAAGATTTGGTGGGAGGTAAAAAATATATTCAATTTTTACCGAGAATTTTAACAATCGACCCAACATCGCCGCTCAGTATATTTTCAATATTTACTTATTTACTCATGTGGATTTCATTCATCATTGTATTTTTTCGACATGACAAAGAATTCTTAGATGAACAAGGTTATGCTGTAAATGCAACATTTACAGGAATTGGACTATTCATGCTTGTTTTATTATTTTTTAAAGAAACACAGCCCATGATAAATTTTATAAACAAATTCATAAAACTGATAATGTATATATTTAATCAACCCTTGTCTACAAAACTGTTACATGCAGCAATCATAACAACATTTATATTATCTATTTATTTTACGGGCGGCTTATATAGGGGCGAACCTGACGCTGATACATATATTTTGACTTTAGATGTAATATTATCGGTCCTTTTTATTGGTTATTTGATTTTTATTATATATAATTATATTAAATCATAATATTTTTATTATTCATAATTTATTAATAGTTATAATATATAATACATTGTCCCGTATAAAAAATGAATTTTGAAACAAATTTATCGTCGTCTATAAATCCCACCCATGTGATTAATGAGTTTTTTTCAGGTCTTACGATCGCCCTACTTTTAATCCCGGAATCGATCGCGTTCGCATCCATTCTCGGACTTCCACCCATGACGGGAATCCACAATACGATGATTATTTCGTTTATTACCTCGATTATCGGAGGATGTCCAACCCTCATTTCGGGATCAACTGCAGCAGTTGCAACATCCATTGTGGGCGTGAAAACATTGCTTGGCGCAGAGTTCATCATCCCAACCGTCATTTTGGGTGGAATATTTCAAATTCTGGCAACCGTTACCGGGTTATACAAATACCTGTCCAAAATTCCAAAAAATATCATGTCCGGGTTCCTGGTGGCATTGGCTGGACTAATTGCGGTCCATCAGCTCGAAAATTTCAAGACGAAGGATCATGAATTTTTCACGGGTATTAAAATGGCGAACACTATTTTATTCACACTTGTTTCGCTGGGTATTGCGGTATACGGAGTGCTTTCTTTTAATATACAGTTAACCAAAAAAGATACCAATGTTATCCACATTCCAGGCGGACTTATGGCGATGTTTGCAATTACCGCGTTTATCTTTGCATTTTATAAATATTACGACCTGGTTCGTGTGAAAGATCTGGGAGTAATGACACCGAGCCTACCGTCATTTCAAATCCCAAAAGCAGAGTGGACATCACCGTCTAATTTTATGAAAATGGCGCCATTCTCTCTATCCATGGCATTTGCCGGGCTAATGGAGTCGCTGATTGCGCTGAAAGGTGTGGAAGACCATCTCCACATAAAAGCAAACCCGTTCAAGGAATCGTTGTCGCAGGGTATTGCCAACATTGTTTCTGGTTTCGGAGGAGGGTTTGGTGGGTGCGTTTTGGTCGGGCAGACCAGGCTCAATACGGATAATGGATCAACGACCCAATTTTCATCCATCATCACTAGCGTTCTTTTTATCATCCTCACAATGTTTCTAGCCCCGGCGGTAAATGAAATTCCAATTGCCGCAATTGTAGGAATTATGTTGCTGGTCGTTTATAAAACCGGTGACTGGACTGCACTATTTACGCCGCAAGCGTTTGATAAGCACTGGTTCGTTACCCTGATAACGATCGCGGTCGGGTTTCTCTCCGGGAATTTATCTCTCGGTATTGTCGTTGGCATGGTTATAAACAAACTTATGGGATATTGATAATGGGAGGAGAAAGAGAGAGAGAGAGTCTTTAGTTATTTAATAATAATAATTATAATTATAATTATATATATAATTATATTAATATAATACTTTTCTATTTATAATTCATATTTCATATAAATAAATGTCATCAGTTAAAAATTTATATTCGAAAATAAGAACAGACGGAACTACAGCTACATCACAAATAATACAAAAGATTTCACAAAATTCACAAAATAAATACGTAATACTTTTAATAATTATTTTAATAATTTCTGGAATTTCATATGGTTATATTCATAGATTCGTTGGAAATGAATGGTTGTTTTCTGTCTTTCTAATTTTAATATTCGCATTTGCAGCCATCTTGCGCTTTATACTGAATATACCAACCATTTATGTAATCATATTCCTATTAGTGTCCGTGTCTGGTTTACTTTTTTTTGTAAATAAGCTTGCAGGAATTATAATGTCTGTAATTGTCGGTTTGTTACTGCTTCATTTGCTCTACATTGTGGTCGTAAAAAGTGTAAATGTAACCGAATCCATCAATAACTTTTTTAGCGGCATGTCAATATCATCTGTAACAGATGCGTGGAACTCTATCACAAAAATCACCAACTTCTTATGCGACTATTTCGTAAAGGGATTTTTAGTGCAACTTGTTTCAAAATCAATGTTTATAATTTTTCTCATGTATTTAGCTCTAGTTGTCTATATTTACACTAAACAACCGTACCAAATTGTATCTGATAATAAATCAATTTTCTTGTGCATATTCTTATTCATCGGATTTGCGCTTTTATCATTGCTTGTTATGGGATTTGAAGAATTTGTGCCTTTTATAAAATCGTTTTTGAAATACACGACACTAATCGGAATTGTTCTTGGAATAATTCTTGCAATTTTGCATGTTTATAATAATGTTCCCATGATTGCAAACACGGTATTATTTGCCATAAATATCGCAATACTTGTTGGTATTTTTGCCATGATTGTCAAGTTCATTGGTGCAGAAGCACCTGGTTATATAACCGGACCGCCATCCTGGTCTGGTTTACTTTTCGAAACACTCATTTATATACCTTGTTTGTTTTTAAACGCCGTTGAATTTTTTAAGACTGAATTGAAACTAGCACAAACACAATGGACTTATTTTATTATCCTTGTTATTGAAATCATACTGATTGCATTACTGTTCGTTCTTCCAAAAGTGTTTGATGCAGTCATTAATCACAATGGCGAAATAATACTGGATAGCGTGTTGCCTCTTAATAAAAAAAAAACGTTGCAAGTTACAACTACAGATTCAAATAATAACCAGACATTATCTTTGACACCAACTCTAGCAGACAGGGTTAAAACAAACCAGCCAACTTATAATTATGGATTATCTGCATGGTTTTATATTCACCCTCAACCTAAAAACACAAATTCAAGTTATACAACACCTGATGGCGTAAGTATACTTGACTTTTCAGGAGCCCCAACTATAAATTATGATGCAAGTAATAATGTATTATTTATGATTGTTAATGGTAGTACAATTTCAAAAGATTTTCAACCAAAAAGCCAAATTCCTTTGCAAAGATGGAACCATTTATTTATAAACTTCAATAATTATGGCACGATGGACGTGTTTCTAAATAATAATTTGGAAACTTCTGTGCCAAAAGTGTTTCCCCCACTTATAACAAGTTTAACTGTGGGAACAAATAAGGGAATATATGGACAAGCATGCAACGTTGTCTATTATCAAAGTGTTTTAGGAAGTGATGCAATATCGTGGATATACAACACACATAAATACCTGAATCCACCGACATCTCCAAACTTTTAACATTTTAATAATATTCTTTTGAATATTTTGAATATTTTAGGAATATTTCTATTCTCTCCATCTCTTGTTCTCTTTGTTAATTATATAATTTATAAAAATGAATTCAACAAAGAAGCAGATAAAGAGTTCTCCTCAAAAAAATAATAATTATTATTAAAAAAAATAATAATTATTATTAAAAAAAATAATTATTATATTAATATTAATATCTAATACACATTATATATATAGGTGATTTCATTCATAATACAAAAAAAATAATAATGAATTGGACTACAGTTATTATAGTAATACTTCTAATTATAATTGGTTATATTCTTTGGAGAGCGTTATCTTCTTCTTCAAACATTTCGACTGGTACCACAAAATTAGTCACTCCGACTACGATCGTCGCAACCTCCTCAACTAACTCATTTACATTTTCAACTTGGATTGCTATAAATACTTGGGTCAATGGTGGTAATAATCTTATAAAGACACCTAGTGCAACACCCACCTTTGCTTTAACTTTAGGAACCGTTACTAATGACTTAACCCTTGCATTTACAACTACGCCTGCTACGAGCCCAGTCACAATAAGCAATATAGTTCCGCTTCAGACGTGGGCATCAATCATTGTATCTGTAAATAATGGAAACTCGGTGGATGTTTATGTCAACGGCAAGCTTGTTAAAACATTTGCTTTAAATGGTGTCTATACTTTGCTTGCTGGAGATGTTATTGTGGGAGGTGCGGCTGGTACGTCGACTGGTTATATATCCACAACATTAGATACCAAATCAATTGGACCGCAAGATGCCTGGAACATTTATTCTAGCGGATTTGGAGGTGGAGGTGGAGACGACTTTTTCAATAAATACAAAATCCGATTCGCCTTTGTGAAAGACAATGTGGAATTGTCTCGTCTTGACATTTAGAAAGAGAACCAAAGAGAACCAAAGAGAACCTACGGTTCTCCTTTAACCTCTCCCTTTAAGAAGGAGGGGATCGTAGGGGGGTGCTTGTCGCCCCCTACATGGGAGGGGGTATAGGGGAACGTAGTTCCCTCAAACAAGAAGAAAATTTTATCCTCAAAATAAAATACAAATAATTAATATATTATTTGTATTTACTTATTATCAATTATTATCAACATATATTACACAAGTAGTTTCATTTCATAATACAAATACAAATACAAATACAGAAATAACAACACTAATGGATATTTCTTGGATGACGCTTATTATAGTAATACTTTTAATTGTAGTTGGTTATTTTATTTTGAGCATGATATCTTCTTCTTCTTCTTCTTTTTCTTCATCAAAAGTTTCGAGTGGTATAACAAAATTAAATACTCAAACTTTGCTACCTGTTGTCTCCTCCCCAACTAATTCATTTACATTTTCAACTTGGATTTATATAAATAATATTTACAAACCTACTGCTGTTACCGGACACCCTATAGTGTGGACGGCTCTTACACCACAACTAAAAGTAGAAGAGATATTTATGTTAATTTTAGACACAGTCGCTAATAATTTAAACATTCTCATCGGACAAGGAAGTTATAGAGTACCAATACATGAAGTGCCGCTTCAAACATGGGTATCAATTATTGTAACCGTAATTAATGGAAACTCGGCGGATTTTTACATCAACGGCAAGCTTGTTAAAACAGTTATTATATTTCCATTAAAACTAGTAGAAATAGTCTCTACACAAAATATTCCATTTACTCTAGCGTATAAAACAGGCGGCGCAACCTTAACCGGATACACCGGAGTTGTTGAACCGAAAATAACTGTTGTCATGTCAGCACCAACTTTAAAAGGTCGTGGCTCGGCGTATGTTGAAGTTTATTACTACAACGCCACACCATTAGGAGAGCTCATATCGTATAGACTTATAGGAACCTCCGCCCCAAGTGTTATACCAGTCGCTGCAGAACCCGTCACATTTACATTTCCAGGAAATTCTCACTTTCCTCAATCCGCCAATGGTGTTTTTTTTAGTGTTGTTGTCGATTCAAGTTTATATACTTTATATCAGTATGGTGCAAATGCCGGCGGAGGTTTAGCAGTCACTTTTACTATAAGACACCTTCCCTATGTTTTGCCTACTGGAAATATTGTTACGGGTATAACAAAAAGACCTCTTGATGGTTATATATCCACAACATATGATAACAAATCAATTGAACCGCAAGAAGCCTGGAACATTTATTCTAGTGGAAGTGGAAGCGGAAGTGGAAGTGGTGTCAGTGACTTTTTTGATAAATACAAAATCCGATTCGCCTTTGTGAAAGACAATGTGGAATTGTCTCGTCTTGACATTTAGAAAGAAAACCAAAGAGAACCAAAGAGAACCTACGGTTCTCCTTTAACCTCTCCAAAGAGAACCTACGGTTCTCCTTTAACCTCTCCCTTTAAGAAAGAGGGGGTCGTAGGGGGGTGCTTGTCGCCCCCTACATGGAGGGGGTCGTAGGGGAGGAACGTAGTTCCCTCAAATTAATTATAATTATAATTATAATTATAATTATAATTATATTATATACAAAAAAATAAAACCTAGTAATGTTATTTTATGGAAAAGAAATAGACATCTTTTATATTATTTTACTTGTCATTTTCATTCTTGTTGTATATATTTTAATTTCATATTACATGCAACAAAAACAAAGTATTGCGATAACAACATCTTCGCAGCCCATTATTAACAACACCACAGATACATTCATTTTTTATTTAAAAAAAAAGCAAAAAGAAACATTAAATAGAGGCGCATTCGCAATATCGCTTTGGTTAAATATAGATTCGTGGGTGCCGCCGCTTGCTGCAAATGCAACTTTCAACATATTGACGATGAATAATACATCAAACCAAATATTTAGATTATACATTGACAACACTTGCCAATTGTCAATAAATTCAACCTTTTTTATAAATTCAACTTCAACACTAACGTCTATATTACCAATAAATGAACCAGTAAATATAATTTTAAACTATAATGGCGATGATGATTATAACGAAGATAAAAATCAGTTTTTTAAATCAACAGATGGAACTACAAAACCAATATATAACACCAATACTGGATTTGCCTACAATAATCGTGCTTTAGATGTATTTATTAATGGCAGGTTGAATAACACAATTATTTTGAATACTTCATTGACTAAAAATGATAAAAGTACAACGACAAACTGTAATGCCAGTTGTGTCTCGTATAATGACGCATCCATGAATTACTTTATTGATGATAATATTCAATTTTTGATTGGCAACATCTCAACAACTGTACCTGGACCCGTTGGAACGATTTCGAATGTCACTTTTATCAAAGATGGGTGTTCAGTTCAAGACGCGCAAAATATACACAAAAGTGGAAATTCAAGCAACATTTTAGATAATCTTTTCTCATACAAACTTCAATTTAGTTTACTCGAAGATGATAAAAAAGTCAAAGTGGTTGAGTTCCTCTAAAAAGCATCACAGCATGCCAGCCGTTTATTTTCACGATATTTACTCAAGTGTATAAAACCGTCGAGCGGATAATTTCTATTTTTTACAAAATAATTACTCGACGCATTTGTTCCCTGAAAATTGCCAGCATTCGCCATTGTTGCTCCATATGCCGAATAAAATGAAAACCCGTTGCTTGTTATCGTGTCTGCTTTCAGTTTTTGAAGGCGCGTGCTTCCCGAAACTGCACCTTGTTGCGCAAATTGCGTGTTATTTGGTTTATATATTGTGCTGCAATAGCTGTTGGCGGGCTGATTCAGCGCGTTATTGTTATACGTTTTAGGATTTGAACAATTTTTCGATTGATAAACTTGTGGACCATTCGGCTCATTCGTTGGGTATAAAAATTCAAACGGAATATTCTCGTTTACACTTGGATAATACACGCCGTCTGCTTTTTTCGTTGTTGATAGTCGTTGAGCTGCTGTTCTGCATCTAGACTGCAAGTAGCCAGACGTGGTTTCATAATAGGATTGTTTCAACGTGCAAATGCCCGATTTAATTCGATTATTTTCGGGATTGCAAGCAATGCACGCCGTATCATAAACGCTGGTAATTATTTCATAACCTTCATCAACATTTATTTTATCTTCTTGGTCTGGAATAGTTTGAGCAATCGGAGTTATCGGGGTAACATACAAAATATCCGGAACTATTGGTTTATTGTTATTATAAATAATGTCATTAATTGTTGGAGTTCCTGGAATGTCGGGAAAGATTTCCATAATAATTGGAATGCTAACAAAATATGTTGGAACAGATACTGCACCATTATTTTGAATTTTATATCCATTATTAAAACTATTTTCCGTATATGCATCTGCTATTTGAAATGAATTCCCACCCGTCTCAATGCAGTCGCAGGATTCTTCATTTGTTTTGTATACGGTTGAACCAGGTGTATCCATCAACTTCACTGTTGCCATTCGTTTTTGGCTAGAGTTGTCTGTTGACGGATTTGTGGGAACTAGCTGTCTGCGCCAATGCTTCAGCGGGCGCGCTTTAAAATCTGGTCCTATAAAATCGCCCTGATTTATATTGGGCGGAACACCATTTGCATTTGGACGATGCATGCCTGGAATCACGTTGAATGCAGTATCAACTTTTGTTGCATAGTGCGGCTGTCGCGTGGTCGTTAAAGTATTTGAACTTCTAAAATTTTGTGGATTATTTATTTTTGGAGTAGTTGTTGTCATTGTTTATTGTTTATTATTTATTGTTTATTGTTGTAACTATAATAATTAATTATTATTATTTATTATTATTATTATTATATATATTATTTTATTTTTTTATAACAATTTCCAATTGTGAAATAGTGTATGGGCTTTGTATAAGGTACACTTCATCATCATCCGGGCTAACTTTATACAATGAACAGTCTGCGTACTTTATTTTCATTTGTTTTGTAGTTTCAGTATCCTTTTTTCGCCTTGACCCTTCTTCTGCTTCTCCCTCTTCTCCTTCTTCTGTTTTGTCCTTGTCATCTTCTTGGTAATCAGGATTGAATTGAAGAGACGTTTGGTATGTTTCAAGAATGTTATGAAGAATTGCGAGCTTTCTCGAAGGGTCCGGATTTTGATTCATAATTTCTTGTTGTTTTTCAATGTTTACTAATACAGCCTGAATATCATCGCGAATGCGAATTAGCTGAACGTGTCGTTCTTTATTATTTACAACATTTTCATAATCAGAAACATATTTTTTGTATATTTCAAGCTGCTTATTGAATTCGGGAATTTTCACAGTAATTTCGGCAATAGCTTCATCTTCAGACTTATAATTAAATAATAAATCCAGTTTCAAGTTTATAATTTTTTCCTTCATTTCTTCCACCTTTTTGAATTGTGTTTCTATCAAATCATGAAGGTTGTGCATGTTTCCCAGTTTAAATCCACGACTTTTTTTTATCTTTTGCATTTTTAATAAAATAGACTTGATGGTTGCTGATTCTAAAATTTCTTCCTTGATTGAAAGCCTTTTTTTTTCATTTGTGGAGTCTATAAATTTTGTTTTTTTGTATAAATTATTAGTTATTTTTTTTCTTTCTTCAAAATAATCTTGTTTAAGTCTGAAGTAATTTAAAATTTTTTCATCATTTGATTCTTCTGATTCACTTGCCATATTCAATTTTACACAATATTATATAATTTTATACAATATTATATAATTTTATACAATATTATATTATTAAATGAATTAAGGCGGGCTTGTCCTCGTCCCTCCCTTACCACGAAGGCAAATCTGTGATTAAACTTGCATGCGTTACACCACCTTTTTGTCGGTCCATTTTTATTGTTGCAGATACATTGTTTAGTTTTGTTAAAATGTATTGTTTTTCTTCTTGTTTCTTTTTTTCCTTTTCTTCAGGAGTAAGTTTCCCCTTGTACTTGAAATATAAAATCCCTCCTAAAAGTATGGAAAATAATGCAAACATTGATATGTTGAATACAGTGTTATAGTGATGTGATTTTATTTGATGACAACCTTTCAATACACCGCTAATAAATGATTTTACACCCGGTTCAGTTAAAAATGGTTTTTCGTCTTGACCTGGTCCATGACCATGACCCATTCTAAAAAAATTCATCAAGTCTTATATGTGTCTCGTATTTTACGTTTTACTTGTATATTTTTTATTTTTTTTATTTTTATAAAAGACGAGAGATAATTTCATATTAATTTTATACACAGTAATTAATATAAAATTTAATATATTGATAATACAAATATATCGCAATTTTTTTAATATTACTAAATAAATAAAAAATGTCTTCTCAAACAACAACAACACAGCCGGCGGCGGAATCTTCAAAGTCTGTACCTTCAAAGGCAAAGGCGGCAACTACTGATGTCATTGACCCAGCCACCTCCATTTTTGTTTACATTGGATTAACAGTTCTGTATTTCACAATGAAGTACATGATGCCAGAAAAGGCAACCGCTTTATTTGTTATTTATTTCATTTTAGTACTTATAAGTCAATTTATTTTGAATATATATTTAGCCAAACAATTATGTAACAGTCCTTCGAATGTTGGAACCGCAGCTGTTGCAACAATTGTTCCATGGATTCTTATTTTTGGCTTACTCAATTTATTACTCACAATGTTTCCTGGTTGGCTTGCCGCCTTTTCAAATACTATTGGTTATGCTGTCGCAAGTGTCGTCGGCGTGTCGTCACTTTTCACAGAAAAATTGCTAAATGTTGGAAATCCGCCAAATCGAGATGCATTAAAGGTCATTCAAAATATACTTAACGACCCTTCTACAATTATCAACACGCTTAATGATGAAAATGTAAAATATTTTTGGAATAAAAGCGTAAGTCCTGGTGTGAATTTATTTAAATCCGACCTTAAACCAATTTATGATGAAAAAGCTGATAACAACGATCCATTGTTTTATGAACTTAAAAAGTACATTATGCTGAAAAACCTTGTTTCTTATTTTATTTGGTATTTGCTGACGGGAATCCTAATCACATCGATTAGTTACAACTACATGCTCACAGTTCCGTGTGTGCAAACACCCAAACAAGCACGAATAGCGGCTGCTCAATTTTTGGCAGATCAAAATAAAGAACAACAGTCTGCAGAAACCGCCAAATCAAGCGCCCCTGTTTACCAAACCGATGGGAAATAACAGGGGACCCTCAGGGGAACCCATGTTCCCCTCTGACCCCTCCTATGAGGAACCCATGTTCCCCTCAAACAAATCAAATAGTGAACCACTTTGTAGAAATAATTATATTCGCATTTATTTCAGTATCAATTAAATAAGAATTGTAAACCGACATGAAATATTTTTCAAACCATCGTTTGCTAATGATATTATATTCTTTATCAAATGCGTATTTGCAATAACACTGATAGATTGCGTACAATGACTGACTTGCATTTGCGCTCTCCATTTTCGATTCCTTGTATTTTTTTATAAATTCCTCAATTTCCCCTCTTTTATTCCAGATGTTTGACCTGCATCCAACGTGAATCAAATACTTGTCATCTTCTATAATAATGTCCGGGTAAAAATGTTTTATTAACCCCAGTAACATTTTATCCGTCACATTATTGTGCAACAGCGTCGTTGCAGACCGCTTAATTGATTTGTTAAATAATGACAACAACTCATCCAATTCTAGTTCATATTCTTCTTCCGCTCCTTCTTCCGCTTCTGCATTATTAAAATCTATAATATAAGTATTCCAAAATGACATGAAACTGCAAACAAATGGCAAATGTTTACTTGTTCTATTTTTTATAACCGTCTTTTCAACATCATCTGGCAACTGCAGTGCATCTAACGACAAGTTCAACTCTTCGCAGTGTGTTGATAAAAGTTGTTGGAGAGAATGATTAAAAAATATATTCGGAATATTCTCTTCTTCAATAAATATTTTCCATAAATATGACATATTTTTACACGTTATATTATAACCAGGACACTCTTCTGTGGTCGCATGAATGAAACGTGCAACTATTTCAAGGTTGGTATTGTGTTTTAAATACAGGGCGTGATTTATTACAGAGTAGTCGTTACAATACTTATCCAAAAACAAATCGGCAGACACATATCGCGTCGAGTAATGAGATGCGACGCAAAATAAATCAATAATGTGAGGAATAATATGCGATTTAAAATAATCATTGTAAGCATTTGATAGTTCGCAGACATTTACAAGTCGACAATCTTCGTTTGCGTGTTCATAATATTTAAACTTGAAATGCGTTAATAAATTTATTCCAAAATATTTATAACATTCCTGATTTAATTCTTTTATAAATGGAATAAAAGTTTTTGAATTAATAAAATAATGAAGTGAGTTTTTTTTATGTAGAATGTCCCCCACCACTGTAAGAAAATATTTCACTGCATCTTTATTGTAAAATAATGCAGGTGTGAGAAACCGTATAACATTTTGAATAGTTTCAGACTCTGGTATCGATTTTAGTATATTATTATTCTCTCGAATTCGTTTTATAATTTGTATTTTTATTTTGTACTTCCACGGCAACAAGTCTTTGTGACTTGCCGTAATCGTTGTTAAAATTGAATGTTGAATATTGTCCTCTTTTATAACTTCGTATGTTTTATCATCGGAATAAATAAAAAATAATTCGGTTCCAGAATTATAAAAATATCGTGTTTTTGCAAGAAATTCTTCAATAAATTCATCCGATTTTTCTTCTAGTGACTTTTTTCTCTCTTCTCTCTGTTTACACTGTTGAACAGTATTTTCAAGAATTGTCGGTAACGCATCCATAATGTGATGAATCAACTTTTGTTGAACATTTGGCAAATTCGTGTATTTATTATACAGCGTTGTAACCATGTTGACAGCTTCCGCAATGTCGACGCCATCATATGGATGTGTCGCAACTTCGTCCTGATTTATCATGCAAATGAAATAAATATAAATATATTGCGGCGCGTATATTTATATTTATATTTCTATATATGTTTAAATAAATTATCATAATTATTTACTATTATTTATTTTACTAAAAATTAATAATAAATGTGTAAAATATAAGTATTTAAATGCCATATCCATTGCCCGAGAATCGTTTATTTTTAGTTAGAGGAAATACAAGTTTAACAAGACACAAACAACGTGAATCCGTGAGAAAAATTCCAGTAAAACAAAGTTATAACAAGGAAGTTTCTGATAATCCAATAAAGAAACTTGTTTGGCCACCCGTTTTAGACAGGGGTCATTTTGAAATAGAAAAAAAACACTATCATCATAACATTAGTTTGACAAGTTATTCAGCAGATTTGTTATTACCACATAATGTAAACCAAAATGATGTACAACAAATAGAATTTACAATAGATTCTCGTATTGATATATGGAATCAGCGTCAAACAGCTAGTTGTGCTGCTCATGCAAGTTGTTTTCTTTATACATACATTATGTTATTTAAAGGTGTAGATTTTACAGAGTTTGCACAATGTGATTCAGATGCACAATGCGTGTATAATGTATTCTCCAACGGTCCGGCATTTAACAGTACACTTCGTCCTCTTACTTTAATAACAGGAGAGCATATATGGTTAAATTTTTATAATAGTCTTTTTCGTGACGGTTATGATGATCAATATAGTTATTTTAGTCGTTTATTTGTAATGTGGTCGGCATATTACACGCCACTTGGTTCTTATGACTACAATATTAAAACCACACTCATTCCATCTCCACCAGAAAAGTTGACAGGAACATGGATTATAAGCGCTTTAGTAGGATTACAAACATGGGGGTGTGTTCCGTTATTAGGAGGACCTCCTGATATTGAACCAATAAATAATGTAGGGTTTACATTCAAGCAGTTTAGCGATAATTTTTCAGATACAATAATAAATACGACTACCACTGCATTTAATGAACCTGTTGATCGATCAATAATTGATAATTTAACGAAGAATGAGTTGGATAGTAAAGCAACTGCTTTTAATGCAAGCATCAATCCATATTGGTCTATACAAAAAAAAAATAATTTTAAAATTGTTACAGTTCCACAAGAACCAAGTGTAATTATTTCAGTATTGAACCAAGGATATCCTGTTACTGTTAGTATGACAATAATTAACTATGATTTAAATAATATCGGAATTGGTTTAGTAACACAAGATGGATTAAATAATGTTTTACAATACACGGACAAATCTCAAACACAAAATAATATCCCGCTTTCCACTCATGCGGTCGTTGCAATAGGTTATACGAATAAAAGCAGTAGTGGTAACTATTATATAAGAATAAGAAATTCATGGTCAAATACATTTGGAGATAATGGTTATTTTTATATGCCAATGTCATTTTTTATTAATTCTGAATATTGCACAGCATTATATACAATTGCATTATCAGGAATTGATATTATAAATATTCCAGGTGTTATAACAACGCCAACAACCACAACCGTTTATGATTGGCGAAATCTTAAAATCGGAGAGACAAAAGTATTTACTACAAATAATGGGTCATTGTATAAAATAAACGATAGCATATTCATATTCTACTCAGTGAAAGATAGTATAACTGGTGAAATTACAGGTATCAATGGAAATGATGTAACGATTTCAATAACTACATTTACAAGCAACGCCGCATATACTACATTATCCACACTTATAAATATAGCGCCAGACACTGCAATAGCAGGATCGCAAACGAATGTTACATTTACTCTAGGCGGAAGTCTAGGTGTAAATACAATCATTACAGGAGGAGAGTGTTATTTATACTCAGTATACGAAGACGGTGCAAACCACCCCGTACAAATCAATATTACAACAGCGGGACGACCAGTTTTTTCAACGGATCCGCAATCTCCACTCCAAACTCAACTTTATCAACCGCCTACTGTGCGATCTGCTTTCACACTTGTGGAAGGTTGCTTTGTTGAAAAAACAGAAACCCCCCAAATTCAAGCAATATCTATTACACCAGGCATTAAACTTGATTGGGGGTTTCAAAGTGCAAGTTTGTTAAATTTTGCTGGGTTATTAAGCGGATATACGCTTCAATATTCAGTGGGGGTTATTTCTATTATTTCGTCATAATTCGCGTAACTTACATTCAGAGTTATTCTTATTTTATTTAGAGAAAAAATATGGTTTTTAATACATTTTATTTATTAACTATTAATTTTTATTAAAATTTTAGTAAAAATTAATAATAAATGTGTAAAATATAAAGCATTATAAATGCCACCATTGCCCGAGAATCGTTTATTTTTAGTTAGAGGAAATACAAGTTTAACAAGACACAAACAACGTAATGCGTATAAAGCCGTCACAAAAATTCCAGAAAAAATATCGGTTGAATTGGACACTTCAAAATTCGACTTGGTAAGAGCAGCAGAACTGATGAGATTGTCTAATTTTTCTTATGAATTGTATGATCAATTCAAGGATGGTAAGATATGGGAAATACCTGCCCCTTTTGATAAATATTTTTACAAGAATCCTATAACAGTTATTTATGCACCATCTGAAAAAGTGGACAGCGCATATGGTGAATCTAACACTGGTCCCATTTCAATACCTATTCCAATGGGTTTTATTACCGAAAGCATTTCATCCGACGACGTTTATATATCTTGGCGCGGAACTAAGACTATTTACGAATGGATACAAGATGCTACATTTGAGCAAGTACCGTGTTCTTTTCTACCATCGCCGCAAAACGAAATGGTGCATAAAGGTTTTTTTACGCTCTACACCAGTGACAGTGCCGCTCACCCATCTCCACAGAATGCCGTAAAAAATTATCTTCATGGTTTAACAGACAAACATAAAAAAAGAGTTTGGATAACTGGTCACAGTTTAGGAGGAGCTATGTGTGTGTTGAATACTTGTGATATATTAGCAAATATTCCTGGATTCAAATCGGTAATAACTTATAACTTTGCGAGTTCCAGAGTAGGTGATGTGGATTTTGTAAAAACTTTTAATTCTAAAATATTAATTAATGGAAAACCAAGTAGCTGGCGCATACCGAATGATGGTTATGACATTGTCACCATGTTGCCTCCAGAAGTAATGGGATATCAACACGTAAATGAACTTTATTCTATTACTTTCGGTAATAAACTGCCTGTTCCTCCGACTATTTCTGAGATATTAAAAAACCACAATCATTCAACATATTTTATTACACTTACACAACTATTGAAGGAAAATGGTTTTACTGCGAAGCAGCTGAAGGACATTCATTTCAGTTACGCCGAGCTTGTGGCTGCGGGATACACAATAAGCGAGCTTATAGATGCCGGATTCATTGTAATTTAATATTGATTTTTTACATCACACATGTTCTCATATATAGATATGTCCGACACGATAGTCACTGAGTTGGTAGCAAAAACAAATTCTACAAGTCGCGTAAACAGACAGTATATTGATATGTTTAATATGTAATATTTTCAATTTCCGCACACGGCGCCATTTGCATTCATCAATCCTAAAAACATTTTGAATCTGTGATTTAAATTATATACATGTGTTTCAAGGTTCAATAAATCTGTTGAAATATCAAATGTTCTCAAGTAATAAAAATATTTTTCATTGTGCGTCTTTATCTTTTTCAAAATCGCATCCAATTCATTATGCAATTTCGTGCACATGTCATGAATGCCCGTCAACGCTTTATGTATACTTGTTTTTTCATGAAGCGTTTCTGGTAGTTCCGAAATGTAACTTTCGATTACTTCTAATTTATAAATAATATCCAATTTTTCAATCTTTGATTTAATGTATGTCTCTCCACACATGTATTCTGATAAAACTTCATATATTTTTGAATTTGTAGCACCGATGGAGCGCAACACCGCATCCCTTTGTAATAAACTCGCAACAATCAATGCCATTCTAGAAAACTATATATATATAAAATATATGGTATATAAAAGTATAAATATAAATTTATATACTTTTATATAATTAACTTTATATAATTCATTCGCTTTCAAAATGTTTCAAGTGAAAAAACTAGTTCCGCACGCAGTTGTACCTAAAAGAGCCACCGAAGGCAGCGCTGGATTGGACATTAGTTCATCCGTTGATGCAACCGTTCCGCCTGGAAAATGGTGCGCCATTTCCACCGGCATTTCCATCATGGTGCCAAAAGACTGTTATGCAAGAATTGCACCGAGAAGCGGGTTAACATTCAAATATGGAATACAGGTTGGCGCCGGAGTCGTTGACAGCGACTATACGGGCGAAATAAAAGTTATTCTATTTAATCATGGGGCATACGATTTTACAATAAAAGCAGGCGACAGAATTGCACAATTGATTTTTGAGAGAATATTCACAAATGAATTGCAAGAAGTCGAAGAGTTGGTAAAAACAGAAAGAGGAGCAGGAGGATTTGGTAGCACGGGAAATTAACCGATTCAAAACATTCGAAACAAATTATTTTTTATTATAAAACAAATTATCGACTGATATTTTATAAGCCAACGTTCTATTACTGTATTTATCTTGTTTATACTGATCCTTTAAAACAAATAAATTATTACAAGTAGTATAAAGCATTGTTGTCAACCGTTCTTCAACTAAATCTAAGCTCCAATGATCATTTGAGTTATTTTGCACCCATTCAAAATAACTCACAACCACACCTCCGCTGTTGCACAGCACGTCAGGTATTACCTCAATATTTCTTTCAAACAGCAATGCGTCGGCATCGGCAGTTGTCGGTCCATTTGCACCTTCTGCAACAAGCCTGCAACGAAAATCGATATTTTGGGCAATATCTTTTGTTATTTGAAGCTCTTTTGCGGCTGGAACTATAATGTCACATTTCATTTTCCAAAAATCTTGTTCGCTTATTTTATCCACACATTTGAACAGAGGCGAAGTCTCCAAATTATATAATCCTCGATTATCAGCGTTGTATTTTTTCAACAATTCAATGTCAATGCCACCACACGCTTCATTAAACTTATAATACCCCGTGTGGTCGCCAACTGCCAAGCACGTGTAACCAAACTTGTTCAAAAAATGCATCGTCCAAATGCCAACATTTCCGAAACCTTGCACAATATATGTTTTCAGCGGAGCATCAATAAAATTCTTATGATGTTTATTCCAATAATCAATTGTTAATGCAACGCCCAATCCGGTAGAATGGTTTCGTCCCAGTGACCCTCCGCAATCTATACTTTTACCCGTGAAACAGCCTAGATTTAATTTTTTCACGTCATTACTCAACTCTTGATATTTTGAAACCATCCAGTCCATTGTTTGACTCGACGTTCCGATGTCCGGCGCCGGTATATCAAGAGTCGGACCAATGTTTGTATAAATAGCGGCACAAAATGCTTTCGAAATATTCCTATTTTCATCTTCTGAATATTTTCTTGGATTATACATGATACCTCCCTTTGCCCCGCCAAACGGTAACTTGTGAAGCGCGCATTTTATTGTCATCCAAAATGCCAGCGCTTTACACTCTTCCATGTGGACCTCTTCGCTAAAACGCAATCCGCCTTTATACGGACCCAACCAATTATTATGTTGAACACGATACCCGGTAAATATTTCAACCCGATTATCATCTAATACAACTGGAAAATTTACAATAATTTCCTTATTATTCACATTGAGGCATTTCAAAAAAGCGGCATCATAATTAAAAGTTTTGAAAATGGCTTCCAACTGTGAATGAAATAATTCCGAAATTTCACTTTTATCCATGTTACTATAATTTACATAATATATGTAATATTTTTCTAATACTATTTTTTCAACATTATATAATTGTATTTATTGTATATTAATTATGTTTTCATAACGAAGAATCATAAATAGCATCAACCAATCCATATTGAATGCATGTCTGCGGAGTAAGCCAAATATCGTGTTTTAATAATTCGGTCAATTCTTTTTTTGATATTTTTGTGTATTCACCATATAGTCGTTTAATTTGTTTCATCAATTCATTCAAATGTTTATATTCATCTTCAATTTCGCTCATTTTCCCCCACATACTACTACTTAATTGATGAATAAGCATGTGAGCATTCTTACCTATAAATCGCTTAGTGCAAACCACGCTAATGATAGTTCCTGCAGATGCAGCGCAGCCTTCGATGATGGAATAAACGGGAACACGCAAATTTTTTATCGCATCCACTGCGGCATACGCATCGTAAAGCGAACCACCAAATGAGTTAATGTGAAGGTAAATAGGAATATTCTTCACATTTAAATCAAACGACATTGTATGAACAAACTTTTCTGCTTCTCTCAAAAGGATATTTAATTTGAATATAGATTCGCGAGAAACTTCGCTATAAAAGTATACATGATTATTTTCCCGAACAATCTTTGATTCATCGTCATCATTGTCACTGTCACCACTGTCGTTACCAGTGTGTTTCGGATTTGCTTTTTTTTTCGTAGATGATGATGTGTCTTTGAGCATTTTTAGTAAAGTTATATTCCTCATAACTTGTTGTATGTATACAAAATATTAATAAAGCTTTATATAGGTTTATTTTCGATAATCATCGTGTTCAAATCAGATAAAAAAACATAATTTTACATTTTAACTGATTTTGTTGCTGCTGGTTTGATAACGGGTTTCCCAATCTTGATGTTGTTGTATTGATTGCGACACATTATTTTTATTAAATTTTAAATCCTCTTTTATTTGCACATTCGAGTAATTGTTCAATTGATAAGTTATTATCTATTAAAATTTTATTTATTAATTTATCATTATTATAAGTTTGGTTTTCATTATCAACATTTAAAGTTATTTGATTAATTATTAAATGGTTATCAGTTCCCATATAAAAATATGAAAATCTGTCACTAAAATCATTTGAGTTAGTTGATATAAATTTTAAAATTGACTCTTTTACAACTGTTGATGATTTGTTCCAAAAATAATAAGTTTTTATTATTGCATCTAACATATCTCTCACCATAAAATGATATATACACCCAATTCTTACACGATTGTTTTCCATCATGTCAACAATATTATAAAAATTATGAGTATTATTTATTTTATAAATTTCATTATTACACCATATTGTATCGTTTTCATTTTTAATAACATAATGATGACTATCATTACTAGGATGAATAACTTTATGTCTATTACCTAAAGTAAAATAAGTTGGATTATACATTTTATGTATATTTTGCTTATCATGAATATCTTTTAGTAAACTATAATTACTTTTATAATCAAAATTTACTAAAACTATCCATTTAAACATTATTTGTGAAACATCGAGTTTTATAAGATTATATTTATCACAAAATTCTTTAATTGTTAAATTATCTAAACACAAAAATGAATCAACTCCTAATAGTATTGTATAGTCTTCTATCACATATTTGTAGACATTCTGTAGAGCACGATGAACTATATGTGTTTTATCATGATTTACATATTGTAATTGTTCTTCGCGACTAACTAAGTCTTTAGTATAATAAAATTTAACTTTATCAACCAGAGATTGATTATTTATAATATATTCATCTTGTTCACAGGTAAAATTATCAATTAAAAAATATATTTTGTCAAATCCTAATTTCAAATGATATTCTATAAAATAATTTATATATGTATGCTCATATAATATAGGTGTAATAATTGCAAACGTTTTTTCCATATCAATATCAATATCAATATTAGTATAATATATTTATATATATTTATATTTTTATAATTAATTTTAAAGTTATTTATTTGTTTATTATAATCAACTTCTCGGTATTTTTACTCCCAGAACACTTTGTATTTTATTCACGTGTGTCGCATTATAGACGCACGTTCCTCTTTCAATCTCAGAAATAATTGAAACATCAAAATTGCATTTTTGTGCTAGTTCCTTTTGTGTCATTTTTTTTTCGCATCTTGCAACACTAATAGCCAAAGAAGTATTTTTTGAAACATATTTTGTTTTTTTAACATCATCGTCCGATGCGGCTGCATAAATTCCAACGGATCCCAACGATGATGAAGTTGTTGCCGGTACATTCAACGATTTTGCTGCTGCTGCTGGTTTTTTATTAAAAACAACGGGTTCCCAATCTTGATGTGACTGTTGTTGTGGCTTTGACATGTTTACAAGTTGATTTGATTGTATTGATTATTTTATTATTCATATATAAAATAATCAATTTTATAAATAAATAAATAAATTAAAATAATATTAAACATATTTTTCGTAAGTCATCAACCCCAAATTTGATACTCTTTTTCAAGTTTCACATTGTGCAACATTTTAAATGTTTTATTTTCGCTCGAAAAGTAACTCGGTGTCAATATGCTCCAATCTAAACCGTTGTCAAAAAGCGTCAACTTGGTGTATATGTATCCAATTAATGCGCTGCACCAAAATCGCGACGTTTTTTGCGGATTTGCATCCTTCTTGCAATACGCCTCTATCCAGTCAGTTACCACGATATCGTACGGCTTATCATATACGACTTTGTGAATTTCTTGTAATGTGTTAATGTTGAACAGTTTGTGATACTGCTCTTGCGATTCACATTTCAAACGTCTAAGATAAATTTTTCCCTCATATGTGTTCAAAAACTCGTCAAACTCAACAAATTGAACACCGAATTTTTTTTTATTATCTTCTGGGTCGGGTGTGTCTGATATACCCGATGTCCAAACGTAAACACCTTTCAATTTTGGGTTTGTCATAACCGGGTCAACTACAACAATTCCAACGTGAGAATAATCACTTTGAGTCATAAATTTAATAAACCAGCTAAATATTCCCCATGAATTATGTTGCAAGTCGTCGCAGACCAAAAGGTCTCCCGTTTTCAAAGTTGCCTTTAATTCCCTCAATGCGCCTGCATCTAATTTTTGTGTTGTTTGTGTTGTTTGTGTTGTTTGTGTTGTTTCACTCTGATTCAAAAGTTTCATTTCTGTTTCTTCGCTTCCACCATTCATTTTTATAAATATTTTTTTATTATATTAATACTATTTTATTTAAATAATTATATTATATATATAACAAAGTTAAATTCATTCACTATTCAATTAATTATTTATTGTAATGTCGAATTTTTTTTCAGATATAATGACGGATATGAAAGGGATGGAGCAGAGTTTGCTGGGTCCTGAGTACTTGTATTGGAAACGCATTTTGAAACCATCCGATATGGGCATGTCAGATGATGGAAATTTCGGCGCACTTGCCAACAACATTGGTGGATTGATTAATTATGTTGAAGTTCTTGTCACTGGAAAGGGCGGTTCTACTACAGGCGGTCCTTTAGGTGATAAGTTCTTTTTAAAAACAGGCGGTCAATGCACAGATGTTGCATCAAATAAATTAGTCGACCGACACATTTATATCAATAATATTCCAAATGGAAATATTCCATTTATATCATCAGGTCTAGGCGGAACCAACTTTACACATTTTGAAGGGCTAATTCCTGGAACGCTAGGCAATTTAGGTAAATTAAATCCGCTTGGTGTTTTCAAGTCATTTATGATGGGTGGAGAACCGCCGTGCATGTCAATAACCTTAGATACAGTGACTCCTGTCACTGATTCAAATTTTAATGACACAGGACAGGATAATAATGGGACCGAAACCAAGTATGTCGCAGTTGCCGATGTGATAAATATGGACCCGTGTACATTTCCCGGTAAAACAAATCCAGCAGACCCATCACAAAGATGCTCAGAAACGTTTGTAAATTCAAGGTATGATTATGATTCTGACTCGTCATCGTCAACGTCGTCGTCATCTTCATCAAAACAAAAATCCAAATGTAAATATAAGTATTCAACAATTCCAAATATAAAAAAATATCGGAAAAATAAAAACAAAAAAAATGTGGAAAAAACGATCATGCAAGATTTTTCAAAATTACCAGACGATTTATATGTAAAAGCATTTTATGCTTGCATAAGTATATTTTCTCTCTATGTCTTGTATCGGTTCATTCAAAAATATAACAAGAAATAGTAATAATGTAACGACTAAAAAACGAAATACGGGGACTAGGGCTTGAACCTAGGACCTCGGAGTTATCAGCCCCGCGCGCTTCCTCTGCGCCATCCCCGTTGAATACCACCCACAGGTATCGATCCTGTGCCTGCCTTTTAATGAGAAAGAGATAACCATCAAACTTTCGGACATTGTGAGTGTCTTTTGACTGTGTTCGACGATAAGCTGCCCGCCGTGAGAGTGGTTCTGGTGCGCTATGTTTTTACGTACGTACGTCGCTTAGCTATGACGAGCAGCTTCTGTAAAGCTGCTGAAGTAATGAATTCCCCTGACAGGTTTCGATCCTGTGACCTTCCGCTTATAAGGCGATAACCATCTTCAAATTCGGACTTTTACAAGTCTTGTTGAGTAGACGACGGTGTTGTAGACGCTCTGCCGCTGAGCTACAGGGGATGAAGGGTGCTCTAGTGCCTTGATGCACCGATGCGATGTGATGTAGGGGACATGCTGTCCCCTCTGACCCCTTGCCCTATTTGAAGGGAGGGGTCAAAGGGGCGCAATGCTTGGCACCATATGTTCCCTTTATGGATACCGGCAACTCGTTTCGATCGAGTGACCTCGGAGTTATGAGCCCCGCGCGCTTCCTCTGCGCCATGCCGGTTTAAAGGTTGCTCTAGTGCCTTGATGCACCGGTGCGATGTGATGGATTGGATACCGGCAACTCGTTTCGATCGAGTGACCTCGGAGTTATGAGCCC